TAGAAGTAATCAACGACATGATGAAGGGAGTCACTGACGATATTATCCAGCAGTCGGTAACAGGCGGCTCCAGGATGGAGGGCTGATATGAGGATCAGGAAACAGATGGTGAAGGAGTTTGAGAAGCGGAAGAAGGAGAGACAGGAGAAAGCTTCTGAGCTCCTGGCAAAAGCACAGGCAGCCCTTGATGAAGCTAAGAAGATCAGGGAGGAGGTCATAAATGCCAGTGACAGTGAGAAAGGGATCGGGAGCCAGGCCGTGGAAGATAGTGGAAAAAAAGACGGGAAAGGTGGTAGGCTCCTCGAAGTCAAGAGCAGCGGCACAGAAGTCAGCAAACGCAAGAAACGCAGCTAGACACGGATGGAAACCAACTAAGAGGAAGTGATGAGAACCTTTCAATATGAGCTCAGAGAGGAGTTGAATAGGGGACTGAGGAGGGATGATAGGGCTGCCTTTAATACACAGGCACTGACCCATCTCCTCAATGCGGAGGCGGGAGAGCACTGTCTCAACACATACAATCCTGTCACCCTCCCATTCTCATCTGCTACCTTGACTGCTGCAGGTGTATCCCTTTCTTGGCCAACTCCCAGGCTTTTCAGGGGGAGGAAGTATACACTCCTTGCAGATGCTGATACGATATTCAGAGTGACCGAAGCCTTCTGGACCTTGACAGAGATAGACCTCATTGACTATGAGGATAAGTCTACAGAGGTAACTCTAGCCAACAGTTCCCCAAAGCCCTGGCAATTTATAGATATGTGGGATACATGGTTTCTGTTGAACGGGGAGAGTGTTGTGTTCAGGACGAACTGGGAGAGCATGCTCGGCAGAGCATCAGGAGTGTTCCTCCAGGAGGATGTTCATATTGAAACTGGATGTGAGTTCAGAGGGAGAGTGCTGTTCGGAGGGTTTGATGAGAATGCTTTCTGGAATAATCAGTGGAAGCACTTCTGGAAGGACTGGGGAAGGAGAGAGGCGAATATAGGGCTAGATCTAGACATGCCCTTCGATGAGAACTTTGTGTGGTGGAGTACAATTGGAGGTGGTGATGCACTGTGGATGTTCTATCCATACTTGATGATGGAAGGGATTATGGATGGAGGGGAGGCACATACGATAAGGGATCCTATTATCTTCGATTATATTAGGAGGAACGAATGCGGCTTCATGGCGATGCCCTGGCAGGGAAACGTAAGGCATCTCATTCCATTGGAAACTGGTGTCATCGTCATAGGGGACAATGGAGTAAATGCCCTTATACCTTCCTCTGGACCTACTCCTACTTTCGGGAGGAAGGACTTTGCAGAGCTGAGGAATGTGGGAATAGCAAACAGCGGGGCAGTAGCAGGTAATGGGGATATGTGTCTGTTTGTGGATACATCAGGTACATTGTGGATGATAACGAAGGATATGAAGGTGGAGAGGTTGGGATATGCAGAGTATCTGTATGATCTGCTGGGGAATACTATCCTTGTAAATTACGCTCCTGACCCTGAGGGTTGGAAGTTTTTCATAGGGACAGATTCTGAGACCTTTCTATTCAATAGATGGGGAATGTCTCAGGTAGATCAGAAGGTTACTTCCACAGACTTTGCAGATGGAGGGGTTATAGGATACTGCAACACAGCGGGAAGTACGGATAATGATATGGAGCTGACAACGGATATTCTGGACTTCGGGACAAAGGCGATAAAGAGGATAGAGTCTATTGAGATAGATACAAAGGGGCTGTCTGATATAAATGCAACTGTGTCATACAAAGCGGATGCTTTGTCTAACTATGCAGATTCCAGTACTAGGAACTTCAACAAACACGGCTTTGTTGTTCTACCGGTTGCTGGAATTGAATTCAAGATCAAGATAGTTTGCACTACCTACACTGCACAGGATCCTCCTAAGGCTATCAGGATCAACTGGACAATGGCAGACAAAAGAAATGTGAGGTCACAGTATGCCACTATTAAGGCTTGAACCGGATTTTGTATCCAAGTATTGGGATGAGTTCCTCCCAATGATAAACGCTTCTCTTCCTGCGACAGAGGATAGTCAGAGAGATGCTAGGTTGTTGAGTGCAGTGATGTCAGGTGTGTTGACATGCTGGGCTTATAATGATGAGGATGAGGGGTTGATAATGTTTGGTACTACGACCTTTGCAGCGGATACTATTGATGGGGAGAGGAACTTGTTGATATATACTATCTTTAGCAACGGAAAGGTAAACATGGGTCAGTGGAAGCAGGCATTTGTGAGGTTGAGGGAGTTTGCAGAAGGGAAGGGATGTAAGGCGATTATAGCTTACAGTAATGTAAGTAGGGTTGTGAAACTGGTTGAGCAGCTCGGAGGGGATTCTTCTACTAGAGTCCTCAGATTGGAGGTATAATGGGTAAGTCAGGTGGAGGTAACGCTGGTGCTATATCCTATCCGACCTATATGCAAACCCAGCATGAGGACTGGTTGGATGATGCAGAGGCATTAATTGATCCTTATATAACTGGGGACTCTCCTTATGAAGGGGAGAGTGCATATGATCCCAGCACTCTTGTAGCGGAGATGAAAACTCAGTTCGACGAGTTTGATACCTTTCTGGATGCCAGAAACAATGTGACGGACTGGCAGGCTGCCATTACAGCAGCTCAGGCTAAGCTGAGTTCTCTATTCCCTGACCCGTCCGATTCAGTCCAAACGATGGGTGGGAAGGCAAAGGTAGACGCAAGTGGGGCTGCAGACGATGCTCTGACTGGGGCTATAACTGGAGCCACCTCTCTCCAGAGTGCGGCTGATGCAGCTATCCAGGCGGATGTGAGTGATGTGATAGATGATGCTATTGGGAAGATCCTATCAGATACAGTTGACAACCTCATTGATGATATTGTGGAGGATTATGAGGAGGCCTCTAAGGGGACTCTTTATAAAAGCCTCAACCGGTTTGCAGGTGGGATGGTTGACATCAACGCTGTTCACTCTTCAGCCTTTGTGATTGGGACAGCTATCATCGAGAGGGACTTCAGGAGGGATGTAGATGGTTATAGAGCGAAGGTGAAATTGCAGCTCTCTGATAGGGTTATGAGTGAATACCTCAACACATACAGAGCAATGATGGGTCTGTATGTACAGACTGGAGTTGCACAGAGTGGAGCTGAGATAGCTGCCTTCTCTAGCGCCTATAAGGACTACCTTGCTTCCTTTGTCCAGAACCAGAAGAACAGGAGCATCTTCACTGTCCAGAGCGCTAATGAGATGTCCCGCCTGTTGACTAGCAATGTTGAGTTCGAAAGGCAGGCAGCTTCCCTCCTTCGTGAGATAGACTCTACAAGGATCATGGCAAAGAAGGAGCAGATTGACAGGGACCTCGAGATAGATGTCAACGATGCCAAGTGGCCTTTTGATGTCCTCCTGCAGGGAGGCAACGTCCTGGCTAGTGTATCAGGTGCTGCACATACAATCACTCACCCAATGGGAGCTACTCAGAGTGCTCTGTCAGGAGCTGCAGCTGGAGCTTCTATTGGGGCCAGCTTTGGAGGTTATGGAGCAGCGATAGGAGCTGGTGCAGGCTTTATATTAGGACTGCTATGACACTTCAATCTAAATTCATTAGGAACCTTCAGAAGCTAATAGAGTATGCTAAGGATGAAGGGATAGATATTCTTGTGTATGAGGGGTATAGGACTGCTGAGAGGCAGAATAACTTGTATAAGAATGGCTTGAGTAATTGTGACGGATATGTGACTATTAGCAAACATCAGAAGGGAAGAGCAGCTGATCTTGTTGTTATGGTAGATGGAGTGGCACACTGGGGTAGGCACTGGTGGTATGAGAAATTAGGGAGCTTTTGGGAGAGAAGAGGAGGTAAGTGGGGAGGGAGATGGACGAGTCCATATGATCCCTATCACTTTGAGATGTAGGAGGAAGCAATGAATATCTTTGACGACCCGAAACTTTTGAGATTCATGGCTGACCGGCCAGGAAGAGGAGTTGCAGGTACAACCCTCTCAACCAGCGCAAATCTTATGAATCCCGCTGTTAGACCAGCCGGCCAGCAAGATCTCATCGGCCAGCTGTCTCAGAGAGACTCGGCTGAGGAGAAAGACAACAAGGCCAGTATGATTGGGAAGGCCTTTTCCAGTCTTGGCAAGGCCCTGGATACTCCTGGCTTCCAGCAGATACTGGGAAGGATAGCTGCAGCTACAGCTGCTCCTGGAAGTTGGCAGCAAGGAGCGGGAATGGTAGGGGCTGAGATTGGGAGAGGGAGGCAGTATAGTAGTATCATGCAGAAAATGCTGAGTGGGCAGCAGATTACTGAGGAGGATGTAAGGGGGATGAGTGCTGAGGATCTCCAGGCCATCGAGCAGAATGTATTGAAGAAGAGGGAGCTGGATATATCAGAGAAGAGAGCAGAGGATCTTGGGGAGTATTATAAAGGGATGGTGGAGAAGCAGGAGAGTCCAGCTCAGCGGTATACCAGGGAGATGGATGTTGCATCCCTTAGGACAATGATGAGACAGGATCCTGGATGGCAGCCGATAGGGAGTACTGGCTATGTGATGAACAAGGCGACCGGAGAGGTGGTGAAGAGATTCACTCCCGAGGACAGAGCCAGCCAGATGACTGAGGGACAGCAGCTTACCAATCACAGATGGTGGTATAACCAGTTCGTTGATATGGCCTATAGGGATCCTAGGATTGTCAAGAGGATGGAGGTTATAGAGAATCCTGATGGTTCTAAGACTGCCAAGTTTAAGAACCCTGAGGAGGATGCGAAGGTGCTTATGGATGTGACGAGGGAATATATCCAGAGAGGTGTAGAGACTGGTCTTATTCCAGAAAGCTACCTCACCACCTTACCAGAACAGCTCCTTGGTGATGAACTTTCTCCTGAGCTACAGGATATTGTTGACAGGTTTCAGTCGGGCCAGATTGATGAGGATAAGGCCAGGAAAGAATTTGAGAAACTAGGTATCCCATGGGAGTGAGATATGCCTCAGACAGGACGACAGTTACTAGGGCTCGATAAACCTAAGACAGGCAGAAGCCTTCTTGGGTTGGATAAAGAGAAGAGTTATGGAGTAGGCGGGGGATATGGAAAGCCCGGTTTGTTAGAGGCTGCCAAGACCGGTTGGGAAGCTTCGGTTGCAGGGCTGGCTGTGAGGGAGAAGTTGCCTACTCACTATGAACCTCAGAACTTCGGGGAGAGTATCGTTCAGAGTGTAGGGACAATGATAGGAGATCTCCCTGCAATGTTTGCTGGAGCTGTTATAGCCGGAGGTCCTACTGGTGGAGTGGGAGGTATGGCTGGTGCTTTTGCCATGCCGGCTGCTATGAGAGAACTCTTAATGCAGAAATATGAGAAGGGAGAGATAGAGAGCTTTGAGGACTTCTGGAGTAGGTTGGTAGATGTAAGTAAGGAAGCAGCTAAAGGTTATCTCCTTGGAGCTGTCACAGGTAAGGCGGGAGCTGTGGGAAAGGCAGTTGGAGGGAAGGCTGGGAAGGCTATATCTCCAACTATGGAGAGAGTAGCTGGAGAGGTTGTAGGGACTAGTGGAGAGATAACTGCTCTTACAGCTGCAGGAAGTGCAATGGAAGGGAGGTTCCCTACCGCTGAAGATTTTGCACATAATGCAGTTATATTGTTTGGGGCTAAGGGTGCCAACAGAGGTGCTGGGCTCCTGAGGAGGATTTATGTTGAGCGCAATCTTGGGCCTGCTGAGGTCACTGAACACATCCGGCGCGATCTTGGCATTAAATCTGGGCCTGGAAGTAGTGAAATTATTGCGAGACTGGCTCAGAAAAAGGAGTTCCAAGAAAGAATTAGAAACTCGATTAAAAGACTTGCAGGAGAAGAGGAAGCGGCTAAGCAACGACGTGCTCTCAGGGAAAGGCTTGTCGAAAGAGAGTATCGAGCGAGAGCTGAACAACAAGGGGAACCGACTATAGATGTTCCGGACATTGTAACTGGGAAGCCTAAGGCACTCTTGCCGGAGAGGACAGAGCCAGGTTATAGGAGCTATCGGGAGAGGATAGAGTATGAGGAGAGGTTCAGGAGAGCAGCGGGTATAAGAGATGCCGAGCGGGATGTAGAGCTGAGATTGAGGAAGCAGGAACTGGAGAGATTGGAGAGGGATCTGTTGTCTAAGGAAGGATACCAGAAGCTGAAGAGGCAGTATGAGGCGTTAGAGAAGGGGACAGAGGATGCCACTATTATTCTCCCAGACGATGCTTCTGAGAGGGCCTTTGTTACAGAGAGTAAGGTGATAGAGGCTGGGACGAGAGGGAAGAAGAGGACTGTGAGGAATAAGTATGTTGTAGAGGGAAAGGTATCCAGAAGGCATATTAATATGATAAGGGCAGCGATCGAGTTTGTAGATACCCAATACCCTCGACTTGCTAACCTCACCCGTCCTATGTTTCCCAAAGAGGCTGATACTATCCGGATACAGTTCATGTCTCCTATGGAGTTTGAGGATTGGTATGGGCCTAAGTATGATAAAGGTATAGCTGCTGCCTTTGTGAGAGAGCCTATGTCAGATCCCAGTAACCCTAGTAAAACCATCACAGCCTATAGAGGTATAGCAGTCAAGGCCTTTGAGAGAGGAGGGGAAGGAAGAAGTTGGGAGAGGAAGGTTCCTGCCTATATTAACTCTCTTGTGCACGAACTTACTCATGCCTTATGGCAGATAAGGTATGGCGATAGATCACTTGACATACCAGGCCTTAGCTACGCAAAGCAGCCATCTGAGATAGCATCCAAGGCAGCTGGAGTGACTGCAGAGGCTAGGTACAAGTTCCTCCAGACCAAGGCCTTTGATAGAATGGTGATGGAGGTGCAGCAGGAACTGGATGGATTTGGAGCTGTTCTGCAGGGAACGAGGGAGGCGATAAGAGGTTTGTATGAACTGGGTGGAGGAAAGCGGGCCGGCTTCCTCCCACAAGAATTCACCGAGCAGTCATGGAAAGAGGCCAGGCCTTATCTCAAGAGGGCCTTCGTCATGTACCGAAAAGCAGGGATGGACTTTACAAAGTTCTCTGCTGATATTATAGAGCAGTTTGGGGACAAGGCTATTCCCTTTCTGAACAAGATGAAGGAGAGTGAAGGGTTGGAGATCACACCAGTTGACAAGGTTCCAGAGCATCCTGCTGCTCCAACTCTGAGAGAGCTTGGGAAGGATATATACGAGGTTCCTGAGAAGAATGACATTCACTTTCTCAGACAGTTTGTAAGCAGTCCTGAATATGTGGTGAGGAATTTTCCTGAGGCGCAGAGGGTATCCGGTCAGATTATTGAGGGCCAGCTCAAGGCTTCTCACAACACTCACGCTATTGACGAACCCATCTTTGACGAGATAGTCCGGACTGTTCATGAAGGGAACATTCTCCAGAAGAAGACTATCTTTGGGAAGGGAATGAGGGAGGCAAGGGAGAGAAAGATCAGATCTGCAATGGAGAAGCTGTATGAGTTGAGGAGTAAGAATCCTGAGGAGGCGAATAAGCTTATTGCATCGGATCCTCTCTATCATGCAGCTAACCTGGCTGTCAACTACTTCGAGAATATGAAGAGCTTGATAGTACAGCACAAACAGGAGATGTTTGCCAGACAGATGAGCAAGAGGATGTTTGATGCTTTTACTGAAGTATTTGAACTGGAGAAGAAGTTTGTTCCTACCGAGGAGGTAAAGAGCTTCAGTCCGAAGGGAGTATCAGCTGAGGTTGCTAAGAAGAGGAACGTTGATGCCGAGGAGCTATGGGAGAATGTAAAGGAGTTCAGGGAGATACAGAGGTGGGGGATCAAGGACTATATTACCAACATTGAGAGGGGTATGTGGAGGGTTATGGATAGTGAGGGAAAGGTGAGAAGGGTAGGAATGACAAGGAGAGAAGCAACAAGGAAGGCGGAGGAGCTGAAGAAGGCAGAGCCAGGGATAGGGAAGCTCACAGTAACTCCAGAGTTCCAAAAGAGTATAGATCCTACCAAGCCCCGAGAGGATATTCTTTGGGGTGAGGAGAATATTGTTAAGGCCCTTAAGACCTACTCCTATCTTGTCAGAAAGAAGCTGGCCTTGGAACCTGTCGAGGCAGCTATGGAGAAGGCCTTTGAGGAGGATGTAGGACAGATAAACTTCCCGCCTGGGGTGAGGAATCTTCTGAGAAATCAGATGAAGGATGCGAAGGGAAGGTATAGTTGGGGAGATAGGATGTTTGATGCCCTGGCCAAAGGGTTCAAGGTCGGGAAGTTGAGGGTTCCAGGGACAGGCGGGAAGCCTTTTATGTTTACCAGATCAGTCGCAGCGGCCCGGTCTGTTACGGGGGATTTGAAGCTTGGATACAGGCCTGTCGCGGCATTTGTAAACTTGGGAGCGGGGCATGGCCATACCTGGGTGAAGGTAGGGAATGAGTATATGAGGGCAGGTGTGGACTTCCTCAAGACTCCAGAGGGAAGGAGGTTCATTGCTGAGGAAGAGGCCTATCTTGGCATGGACTTTGCAATGGGAGAAGCTGGGAAGTTGACAACCAAGCAGGCATGGTGGAAGCCTCTATATATGTTCGGGAAACCTGAGCCAGGTATCAGGAAGCTATCCCTAGCTGCTAACTATCTATGGGGGAAGAATAGAGGGTTGACAGAGGAAGCGGCGAGGATAGAGGCAAGGAAGGCTCTGAGGTTTCAGAACTTTACCTACAATACAGCTGCCCTTCCGAGAGCTCTAAGAGGGCCAGGCGGAAGGCTTGTGTTTCAGTTCAAGACGTACTTTGTGAAGGAGCTGGAGTTCATAGCATCTCTGAGAGGGAAAGAGATAGCAAGATATGCTGGAATGCAGCTTGCCCTGTCAGGGCCAAGAGGGCTGTTGTATATGGTGAAGAGTATTCCCATTCTTGGCCTATCCGGTGCGTTAGATAAGCTGGACGAGTGGCTTTTGCATCCAGAGATAGGAGAAGGGGAGACAGCTGAGAAGGTTGAAAAAGGACTAGGGATGGTGACAAGGGGGATACCAGGCCTGATAGGGGCGGACATAACAGCGCCTGCTACCTTCCAGTTCATGGGTTCCAGTCCGGAGGATCTAGCCGGTCCGTTCCTTGGGGATCTCCTAAAGTTATACAAGGTCACGGTTACTCCTATGCTTCAGGGAGAGGGGTATATAAAGGAAGATGTTATAGACTGGGCGAAAGCTCTTCCGGTTGTCTTGAAGTACTGGGAGACCTTCCTACAAGCACAAGTCACTGACGATGGATGGATCAGGGAGAGGATTGGAGTGCAGCAGACTAAGGATGGAAAGGTCTTAGCTCCCCTCGGTGACAAGCGATACTTTATTGGAGGCGAGTGGGAGAGGAGGAGACTGCAGATACTCTCCATGATGGGAGCTCAGGATGTGAGCAAGACCCAAGTGCAGCTGGCTGAGAGACTCCTGGCTGAGGAGAGAAAGGTCTCTATTAATAATGGGAGAAAGTTGGGGAGGAGAATCCTGAGAGCCCTGGAGGCCGGGAAGGATGTTGATGAGAAGTATTGGGAGGAACTAGCTGAGCTTGGGTTGGATCCTAGATCTATAGAGGAGAGGATGAAGATAAGTGAAATGGATCCTCAGACCCGAGCTACACTGAGGGCCAGGATTGTGGATAGAGCCCGGGCCTGGGGGATCTTTCTGGACGATTAGTACTCTCTCTTTTTGATAATGAGCTTACGTAATAGAGGTGGCCCTGGTGCTGCCTCTGTTACATTTACATAGACTGAGTTCGAGGGGTCAGATTCACCTGCATTATTTCCAGCTGTCAACCACATCCTATGAATGTCAACAGAAAGATAGGCAATAGCAGGAGCGTACTGGATGGTATCTCCTTGGGTATACCAGGTGGTGATATTCATAGTCCCGTCGTTGTAGTAGAGTTTGTACCATCTCACTGTCGGGCCAGCTGCGGGTTTGTCCCACTGGACAATAATGGTATCTCCGAAGGCGACCTGGTAAGGATCATCAATAGTACCGAGCTGCGCTAAGCAGGTTGTGGATAGAAGCAGACACATTAGAAGTGCTTTCTTCATTGTATGACCTCCCTATATGTATAATAAGAGCTTCTATGAGCTTGAACTTAGGATATGGAAGTGGATCAACAATAGAGGCCACTTCTGCAAGGGCTTCCATTGCTGTCTTTATATCCTGAAAGGTAGTTAGGCCAAGAGATGAGAACAGTGCCTCTGTTATTCCTAGCCACTGTCTGTGAGTCTCTCTGAACCAGGTAGAGGATATCTGCTCTTCTTTTAGGTACTTACAAGTGTCCTCGTGATCCTTGGCACAGAACAGAGTATGCAAGGCATCGCAGGCATCCATGTACTCCTCGTCTATGGACATCATAGCTATCTTTCTAATTTCACTCCCTTCCTCCGCCAGCTCTGCAATTTTCTTGAGAGCTTCTTTCATTGCGTCAGATGACATTTTTATCTCCTTATATTTTCAAATTTTGAAAACGTTAGGGATACCGGCGAATAACTTTTATTGTGATCTCCCTTTTCTCCCTCATTATAAAGAAAGGTTTCCAGGTCCTCACTGTCCCGACCATAACGTATATCGCCCCGAAGAAGCTGGATACGAAAGAATACCTTGCGTATGCATTAGGTTCCTTCCACCTCCACAAAATATCTATCATATCAGCAAACTTCATTCCCAGCTCTGCGAATTTGGCTAGTTCCTTTGTATCCTCCTTCTCATTCATGACAGACCTCCTCCGGTTTGTAAAATTTTTTCGCGCCACAAGCAAAGTCTGCAATGGGCTTGTAACGTGTTGATTTTATTGGGTTTGTGGGCATGGTTTTTTGAAAAATCACATTTATGTTCAATATTAACAAAAATTTACCCCCGTTACTCTTTCAAACCAGCTATAGCAATAGCGAAATTGCCTTCTTGAAGGCCTCCCTTTATTGTGTAGGTTGAGCGAAGGCTATCCAGCGGGATGTATCTAGCAGCCTTGTGGCTATCCCAAATGAGATACTCCCCACTTCCAAGCTTGCCATTCCATCTACTGATCCTCTCATGTCTGGAGTCTATAAGCGGGACGTTGAGAGTGTGATTGAGATAAGGATGTTGGCAGACTATCTTGCTGTATGGAGGAAGCTGGTCAGCGAACTTGTCTATGACAAGCATCTCACCAGAAGGTTCAGCCCTGCCTACGAGGAGAGCTACAATAAAGGCGCAGGTTATAGCTATCTTTCTGTATATCATAGGAGATATAAAGGTAACTCCCATTGCTATAAACGGAGCGAGGATTATAAGGTGCCTATCATATCCCCAAATGCTACCTACTCCCGCCCAGTACATGAGGGAATAGACTGCAATTATGACTGAGACAGAAATGAGTGGGAGCTTGTGAACAATAAATCCTCTCCATGCCATGAATCCCCAGATACCAAAGGCCATACCTAGGTTGCCAAGATAGGTGGTAATGGAGCCGGAGTGGGCAGAGGAGGAAGCTACATCTGTGTAGGTAGAGAGGATAGCTGTCGGACTGCCAAGGACTATCCAAGAAGCTACCCAGTACAGAAAGCCAGGAATGAGAATGATAGCTGAACACCATTTGCGTCTCCACAACTGCCAGTCATACATAACCATGACAGGCCAGAGGACTATAAGTTCAGGGCGGATAAGAGGGAGATAGCCTATGAGGAGGAATCTAGGTATAGGCCAGTCTCGGTATTGAAAGTATAGGATGTACACTATAAGGATAAAGGCAGTTATCTCTGGATAGAATCTATAGCCCATAGATACAACAAGAGGGGAGGACAAGACCACGAAGATGCCGTCCGGATTCCTGAGTCTTTTAATAAACAGGAGATAGAGGCCCATTAGGAGAGCCACTGCATTGATGAATCTCAATCCGTCCAACGGGAGAGATTTGAACGGGTAGTAGAGGGCCTTGAAGCCTCCCCTCTGCCAAGCGTTAAACCACCAATCGTCCTGCATGTTTTGCAGAGAGCGGTAGTGGGAGAACTCGTCGTAGTCGTAGTACCAGGTGGAAGAGTTTATGAAAGTGAGGACGAGGAGAATAGCGATTAGGATGTAGAGGATTCTCATGACCTTTCCTCCTTATAAATAATCCAATAGTCCTGACTCTTCTCTCCAACCACCTTTGTCTCTACAAACTCCATAGCCCGCATAGTCCGGATAATGGTAGCTATCTCATCTGCATTAGCGTCGGAGTAGAAGCGCTTTACAATATCTGAAAACTTTATCCTTCCTTCCAACCCTACAAGCGACATCACCCGTTCCATAACATCTGCCATCTCATTCTTACCTATTCCTGCAAAGGCCTTGGACATAACTTTTTCTGTTTCCTTGAGAAGGGTAAGGGCACGTTCGAAGTCCTGGACGTCTATCAACATATCTTCCGAGCGGGATGCTGAGAATATCATACAGAGTTTGAGGATGTGTTTAGCTCTTCTTTGCATGTACCCTTCAAATCTATCGTCATCAAAGATTTGTTGGATATTCTCCTCTTGATAGAAAGGTGCCCAGCGCTCTATAAAAGCATCTGTTATTTTAAACTTACCACCAAGAAGGCTGATAGTTGTGAGGTCATCGAGGAGGGATTTGTGGAGGACTTCATTCTTCTTTATAGCAAACGGAAAGGGTATGCTTTTCCCCTTCTTCGCAGCATATGCAAAGATCATCCGGCTGGTAAGTCCTCCCCCAATAGCATCGTTAGTCATAGTGCTCTGTAAAAGGGCCGGGGTTGTAGCTCCTATCAAATTCACAAAGACATTCTTTATATCATTCTTACCAGAATGTTTAGTTGAATATCTCCATCTATCATGGCAGTCATACCAGTCAGTGAGGTCCATCACCAACTGCTTCTTATCATAGCCGAGGAAGACTGTGAGTTCGGGGGAATAGATAGTCATGGAGGAGTGGGAGATCTGAGTCCCATCTGCAAGAGGTGAAGAACCTCCTGCCTGTTCTAGCTCATTAATTAGCTGCTCTCTTATCACACTCTCCGATGCGAGGGTAGCACCTATCTCGTCCAACATTCCCCTACCAACTCTCATAGCTGTTCCTTTCCTACAACCGCTCGGGCCTACCAGTACAACATAGAGATTGGGGTAGGTAGGCTCATCCCATAAGAGATAGCACTTTCTTTGCAACGCTGATGCAATGACAGAAACGGCTACCCACTTATGGTAGAGAGGAGGAGGCTCGCTCTCTTTTGTGTACTCTATATAAGAGTCATACCAATCAGGTAGCCTTCTGCTTTGCATCTTCTATACCTCTATAGATTTTCTCTATGTTGGATGCAAGTTGTTTTAATGGTTGCTTTGTGTCTAGCTCTCTCATCCCAAGAGGATTCTCTTTGCTGTGTTCCAGGAGGTTATGACCACAGCAGGTTTCAGCAGGGATAATAAGTTCCCGTCCTCTCCAGGATATGGGAGTCTCCAGACTCTTGACAATTGCTTTTATCGAGCGGGCCATGTACTCGAAGCCGGCCAATACAGGTATCTCGAACTCAATACTGTCGTGGATTTGGTTGAGGAGGATTACGTCCTTGAAGTGGTGTTGGTCATAGTAGATAAAGATCAACCCTCTCTCGTTGATAATGTCTCCAACTGTACTTTGGGGGATGAAGTTATATGCCTCATTGAAAAGATCCGGCCCCCAGGCTCCGAAGAACTTTCTCACTCTTCCCATCATGTTCATAAGGATCCGGTCGTTCCTGTTCAGATCATCTTCTACCCATCTGTGATAGGCTCTTATCCCTGGATACAGTTCGAAGTAACCGCTGACAATCTGCTTGGAGTCCGGTTCGGTTAGTTGATTCTGGATAGCGAACTTCTTATAACCCTGTCCGTAGTTAAGACCGTGGTTAGCTTTCTTTCCCCAAAATCTCCAGGGCTGATCACCTGTACCAAGCGGGGAGATGCTTCTGACTGTTATACCGGCCGGTATCTTGCCATGATAGTATCGTTTCATTATCATAGCTGCAGTTAGAGAGTGTACATCTCCCTCTTCAAAGGCCTGGATCATTGTGGGTTCAGGTGCGATGTGAGCAACGATTCTGTTCTCTGCTTGAGAAAGGTCGATGGAAAAGGCCAGATGGTCAGGATCAGCAAGCATGAATTGCTTGACTTCGTGAGGCTGGTTCTGGAGGTTAGTGCCTTCCCCAAAGATATCTTCGGAGGAGGATAGCCTGCCGGTCTTTGTACGAGCAGGGTTGAATGAACATCTGAGACGGTTGTCGGAGGAGATCTTGGAGATGTTGTAGTAGTTGCTGTTCATCTTGGTAAGGCGACGAAGACGGAGGATGATTTGAGCTTCCTCATAATCCCGTCGAGCAAGCCGGATCATAGCCGTCTCGTCAGTGGTGATACTACCCTTCTTCATATAAGGCTTTATACCCTTCTGAATGTAGAAGTATTGGGCGAGTTGCTTTGGACTGTTGTGGTTGATCTCGTAGCCACAGAGCTTATTCAGCCTCTCCTCCAGTTCTCCCAGCTCAGTCTCATTCCTCTTGAACTGTTCCTTTATCCCCTCCACATCCATCCGGATGCCCTTCTCCTGCATGAATAGGAGGATCTCATTCAGCTTGTTCTGTCTCTCATAGGTCTGGTCATTCCCAAACCTCTTTATATTCTTCTCTATCTTCGGCCAGGCATCATGGAGGACGGCACTATCCTTAGCGTTGTACTCCCAAAAGGCCAGCTCAGATTCACCAAAGGAGAACCATTTCTTTCCTTCGTCTTTGTAGTATGGTTCATCAGTATAGACAGAACAGATGAAGTCCAACCCCTTTGGGAAATCAGGTGTGACTATGTTCTGCCCGATCATAGTGTCGTCGAAGTTCCTCGTCCGGATGCCATATCTGCGGTATAGGAAGGAGGAATCAAAGATACCATTCTGTGCTAGCTTTTTGATAGAATTACTCTCCAGAATCTTGGCAATGAGGCTCCAGATATACGCCTCTTTGTCGATAGTGAAGTATTCCTTTCCACGGTAGATGAAGGGGATGCAGATAGAAACCTTGGAGGAGGGAGCGAAGGAGATACAGGATACCTCTTCGTTGTAAACCTCGATGTCGAAGGCAGTTAGAGGCTTATCCTCCAGGATCATATCCAGAAAACTTGTGCACTGTTCAAAGGAGGGGGATACAATCAGATCCCGCTGGGGGAGTTTGAGTTCTGGAAAGGCAGCCTGTTCCTTTGCCTTGAGAAGATCGAAGACAATAAAGTGGCGGAAGAAGTAGTTGCCACGAAGGACATAGGACGGGTGGGCAGTCGCCAGAACTTTCCGGCCAGGAAGGAGAGTACTGTCATACATACTTCCCCGCCGGACAGTTATCTTATTGTAGTGGCCTGTCAAAGCATACAAGGCGGGCTGACCTAAGGTAACGATGATATTGCTCTTTACTTTCTCTAGCTCCTTTTTGAGGTTATCCCTATGTTCCTTATAAAGATCAGTCTCGACAGGGTATTTTCCTTTGAGATTCAGATATTCCGAGATCTTATTGTTGGGAGGCCTGACCTTTATAACGTTGGTGATGTAACACTGCCGACGGAGGATACCAGCTGCCTTGAGGAGTTTATCGAGGAGCTGACCGGCCGGCCCTACAAATGGTTCTCCCTTTCTTTCCTCCACCTCCCCAGGAGCCTCTCCGACCAGACAGATATCTGCATCGAGAGGGCCAATGGGAGGGACTATTACACTCATGTGTTACTCCTTTCATCATAGCTTGCATAGGTCCCAGGCTTCCTCGCATGAACCTTTAGAATAAATGCATCTTTATGTGTCTGCGAAGTGTCGTAGCCGAAGCCTGTACAGTTGTAGTTGTTCGCCGCCAGGAGGACATTCCCACTTCCCAAACACGGCGAAGCGATATGCGCACCCTCTGTGACGAACGTGGCCAGAAGATCTTCATAGAGCTCGACCGGCTTTTCTGTAGCATGTTCCTTATGTTGGGACGGGACGGGTCGGTAGGAATAGACATTGCTTCTACCCTCCTTTACTATCCTAGCATCTCCCTTCCTGAAATAGAAGAACATTTCGTAGGAGGATGCGAGGTATCGCTTGGGGGTGTTGCACTGGCCGGGGCGGAGCTTGTCCCAGATAGCTGGGATTTTGTTCCCTTCAAAGCCAACTGACTGGGCAATGTTGTGCATCAGTTCAAACCAAGGATCAGGAGCAAACCACAAAAGAAGCCAGCTGTTGGGTTTGAGAATCCTATATGATTCTTGCAGAATAGCTTTTATCCATTCCGGATAGATGTCGGTTGACTTCTCTTCATAGCTACTGACCAACTGAGCAAAGCGGGATTTGTACCTTTTTATATCCGTCAGATTTATAGAGAAGGGAGGATCTAACTCAACCAGGTTGACAGATTCTTTCTCTATATCTTTAGCTTTAATGAGAAAGTCTCCAATATTGTACCCTCTCACCAACTCCTCCTGCTGAGCCATCTCCGGTTTTTTTGCCCTCTCTTCCTTCAGAGCCTCTACAACCTTCCTTCTCTTATGATCCCTTACAGTTTTCTTCATCACCTTTATAGCATCATCCTTTGTCTTTGCTTCCTTGAGTTCAGGGATAGCTTCCACAAACTCAGCCAGATCCAGGTCGGTGGATATTTTAGCTTGAGAGACACCGAAGAGTTCGGCCGTCTTCCCTTGTGTCCATCCCTCTCCTTCCTTTGTATTTTTAAGTCCGTGTATCTCACACTGGAGGCGATGGACTTCAGCCTTGAGAGCGACCTCTTCCTGCCAGGTGAGGTCCTCCCTATCTATATTCTCGGCCAGTTCTATCGCACGGGCATCTTTCTCTGTTATACTATCTGGATAGATCCGGACAGGGACTCCCTTCTCCCTGATACTCTTTACCTTCTGGCAGGCCATGTACCTTCTCCCGCCGGCAAGAAGGTTGTATGTTCCATCCTTGCCTTCTGAGACAGCGAGAGGTTGGATGAGGCCATTTATGGAGATGGAGACAACGAGGTTAGGGATGTCCTTGTATTCCTTCCTGAAACGATCGCCTACCTTTATGCTGTCGAGGGAGACTATCTTTAGTTTCACTTTACCCTCCCTGAGATGAAGTGAAGAAGAGATTGTAGTTCTGAAATGAGATCAGGCTTTACCATATAGACAGTACCTGTTACATTTCTTAAGTCTTTGTCAGGAATATCAACATAGGTAAATGCTGCATAGCCCTTTTTCACTCCCAGACAGGCGGCACTAAAGCATAGACCCATTCCACGTTCTTCAGTCATATCCTCAGGCTTCATCTTGGATATGAGGAGACATATTCTTGTTATATTACCATGACTGTGAAAGCTCTGTACAGCATCCTCTTTCAAGAGCTTGTCGGCAATCTGCATAGCCTCTTCCATATTCATAGTGATGCCTCCAACTCCTTTATCAAACCATTAAGAGTATCCTTATCCAGCCCCGCTAGTAGAGAAGCTGGAGTTCTCTTTGCAGCCTTCTTTCTCTCCACTTTCCTCTTGGACACAAGCCGGTTTGCTCTGATCTTGCTGTGGATAGCAAAGGCTTCATCGCGGGAGAGCTGTATAATGGATGGCTTTAGGTCGTCTATTGTCATTTTACCTCCTACTCTTTTAGTATATCAATAAGCCTTTCTATTCTATCTATCTTGGTCTCTATCGGAGCTATCTTCTCCTTTAATTCCTCTACTACCCATCCGAGGAGATCGGCTGCTATCAATGGAATTGATGATCTGCAGACGTTAGCAAATACAAAGGTATCGTTTGCATCGTCCCGCTGTACAAATTTTAAACCTATCACCTCGTCTGTTGTCTTTAGTTGAGGTTTTTTGAAAGAACCTATATAGGTATGTAGCATTATAGATACCTCTCCTCAAGCATCTTCCCAAGATAGTCTAGAATGCTTGATGCAGTTTTGATCTTGCTGTCAGTTGTCAGACCGGATGTTTCTCCTTGAATGTACTTAATCCGGTCAGTTACTTTCTTAAGTCCTATCCCTTCTTCCAGACAGAGGTTTATGAGTTCAGCTATCCCGACTGTAAAGGCTCTGAAGTCAGCGTCTGTCCTTGGGCCGGTTATATAGATGCGATTGAGGGAACCGTCCGGATTGTCTGTGAGATGGACATAGAAGTCAAGAGGCGTGTCTCTCTCGGGAGCAGCTATCTCCACCTTCTTTGTTATCCCTCTGAGTGTCTCCCCAGCTTTCATTGGATAGTCTCCTTGTAGACCAGGCCCCATTCTACTATATCAGGGATATGCTTGAATACTGGGATCTGCATAGCCTTGCAAACTTCCTCCTCCTCGTCTGCTCCCCTTGATTCACCAAGCATCCTGTACCCAGCTTGGCAGACATTGAGCCAGTGAATATCATACTCATACCAGAACTCTATGTTATGATAGTACATCATATGCCAGAAGTGTGTAAGGTGAGGGATATAAGGGATGAAACCTTCTGTAGACAGACGCTCTGCAACGGTGATAGCCATACTTACATTCTGCGCTACGTCTCCCTTTGTATAAGGCCCCATGATATACACTCGCAATTCTTTTGCCTTTATGATGCCGCTATTTTTTATTTCCACTTTTTCTTCCTTTCAAACTCTCCAACAGTTCCCTCCCCTTGATCTCCTTCGTTATAATAGCATACAGAACCCTCTCATCCTTCTCATACAGATCAAAGAACTCTTCTAGGAGGGTTACAATCAACAGCCTCTTTACACCATAGGGGAGGGAGTCCAGCTTCTTCCTCATCTCTACCGAGATTTCTGTAGTTATCCTGTATGGGTACTTTATGCTCATCCTGATCTCCCGAGGAAAAATAAAAGGGAGGAACCAAAAGGCTCCTCCCCTTTCTCCCTCTTATCGGTTGGCGACAAAGCGACTGACTCGGTTGACCGGCCTTCCGTCATACTCGTCACCCTTGAGAACAGCCCATCCAGTTTTGCCGAGCAGGGCATCGAAGTCGTCTGCAGCGTAGGCTTTCTGAAAGGCGTTGTGAGTGATGGAGAAGGCGGCACAGAACTGCTTGATCTGGTTGAGAGTACGGATCTGCTGCTTTTCCGTTTGGTTAGCAGTGGGCAGACCCAGTGGGTGCATGATGTCATCTCCGGTTGGTTCCGAAGGGATCTCCAGAGTGACCAGCAGGCCGGCCCACTTCTCCGTGTCGTGCTTTGCAATCCTGGCAATGGACAGTTCATACTCTCCATCATTCACAGGACCAAGATCAGGAGCAGCATCGAGGTTGAGATCTACTACGTCAGGCATTTGATATACCTCCAGTTATGAGTGATAGGTACAATTTCAAAATGTGAAAATGTACCTTGTGGGTTCTTTACAACTGCTTATCTCCGCTTGGGAGCTTCGCCTTAGCTAACAGCTTTTTGAGATTAGGCTCTTCCTCTCTCTGGAATATACCTCCTTTTCCTAGCTGAGTGCTGGCTCTGTACTTCCCATCAGGTTGCGTCAGAAGGACGTACTTATTCCCACTGGATGTGTCCCTAGTAGTGAGAACGAACTTCTCTGTGAAGAGAAGCGGGATGCGAGACTTCAGACGCTTGTAGGTGTCTAGTTCAGCGTATATTCGGCCGCTCACTTCGTCCTTCTCCGCGACAAGGTGGCCGGTCAGGATGAAGTCACATCCCTGTGCTGAAGAGATTTTCACCAGATCCTTAAGGACATTGTAGATAACCTGGTAGTCCTGGATCTGAGGAATCTGATTCTCCCTCCTTTTCTTTTTAGTGTACCAGTTAACAAGGGACTCGGTTAGGGTAGTAACGGAGTCGATAGCATAGGTGCCCACGCTCCCTATAAAGCCGCTCTTCAGGTCGGCGTCCCAAGTCTCCTTCCATTTTTCAAACTCAGTGGGTTCGTCATACTTCTCGTTCCAGAAAGATCTGACGATTACTCTCCCCTTTTGTATCTCGTCCCTGAGGACGAGGGTACCGAGCGGGTCGAAGGAGTCGATGAGGATAGGAGCCCGGCCAGTTGCTATGCAGGATGTCTTTCCCACTCCGGACTCTCCCATGATAAGAGCAGAGAAGTGGGGTTCCTTCATTGCCTCTTCATAGACCTTTCTGATAGCGTCCAGTTTTTTCTTTGCCTCAGCTTGAGACATGGTGAGTTTACCCGACAAGGTACACCTCCTTCTTTGCACGAGTTATTGCAGTGTATAGCCATCTCCATCTTTCCTCCCCAAATCCCTGGCCAAAGATAACTACCTTCTCAGCCTCACTTCCCTGTGCTTTGTGGCAGGTGAGAGCGTAGGCGAAGTCGAACCAGTTGGCTACAAAGCGAGGATCTACACCAACTGGCAGCCGGCCAGTAGAGTTGAGAAATAGATGCTTTGTAACCTTGACAGAGAAAGGAAACTCTCCATCTTGGAACTCATCGGGGAGGAAGTCTATTCTAAAGCTATCATTGGAGACAGGTTCAGGTTCACTCTCAACTGACCCAGTCATGCCATTGTAGATAGGGATGCTCCAGTTGTTTTTCAGGCAGATGATCCTATCTCCTTCCAGAAGATTTCCAGATGGATGTTCCTTGCGTTTGAGATATCTTCTGTTGAACTGAGTCCTTTGGTTGTTAGTAGGAACTATCACAAGATGATCCTTAGAGGCATGTGCGCAGATGTCCTCGGCCTCGCTCCCTTTGAAGGATTTGAAAGACATCTTCTTCACACCTGGAGCTGGTTCTCCATAGGAGACAGCCCTTTGTGTTCTGATTAACTGTGCTATCTCTGCAATTCCTCCTGCATTTCGGTGGATAGTCTCCAGTTTGATCTCTGGATCTTGCATGAGATTGAAGTAAGATGCGATGGGAGGAAGCTGAGCATGATCTCCAACATAGAGGACGGGAATGTCGAAGGATTCAAGGTCGGTGGCTATATCCTCAGGAACCATGCTTGCTTCATCTACCACAAAGGTATCTATCCCCAGTAGCTCATACCTATCCCTCTTTACCCATTCGACTATTGCCCCATTTTCATCTGTTACTACCCGATAGATAGCTGAATGGATAGTGGAGATTTCTCCATCTACATCAGCAGCCTTGAGCTTCTCTCTCATGACAGAGGTTGCCTTGCCTGTATATGCTACATATCTTATACGTCCCATAGCCTCTTCATTAAGATGAGCAAGGATAGTTGTCTTACCAGTCCCTGCATACCCTCCCATTGTGAGGGTTTGTTTATCCCCTCTTACCCTCCAATCCTCAATCTTCCCAATCGCCTTTTCCTGTTCTTCTGTGAGCTCTATCAAGTTTTCTCACCTCCTTTACACTGTTAAACTATCAGGATACTTAGGTTGGAGAGGTCTGTAGGTAGACTTTGCCTGCTTTTTACATTCTGGACACTTCATAGCTGGTATTACAACCTCATGAAAGTTCCTGTCGTCATATCCATAGCCTTCGAAGGTATGTCCACAGTGTTCGCACTCGTATATAGCTTGGAAGTCCCGTCTGCTTTGGGAGATTATCTCTTTTATCTTCACTTCTCACCTCCCTCCTTTTACAAGATTCATCTGAGTTGTAGCCATCTTCTCCCGCTCAACAGGATCCCACCAAACTGTTGTGAGGTAGTCAGGAGTCTCCTCACATCTGGTGAGGGGATTAGGCCAGCTGATGCAGAGATCCATATAAGGGCAGGTTCTGTTATACTTTGTACAATTCTCAGGGTTCTTGTGAAAGGCGTCGAGGTAGTAGTCAGCGGGACTGGCCTTTGAGAGTCTGTGATAGTTGTCCTCTATCAAGGAGAGGATATAAAGGCAGTTCCCCATCCACTCGTTCATCATAGCCGGGGATTTCTTTACAGGTATCCTGTCAAAGGCAACTGCATTCTTCCTGAAGATCGTCCCATTTACAAGAATCCCAAAGACCTGCTCAGGTGGATACATCATATAGAGGACATGGGTATAGAGGTCTATCTGGAACTTCGTGCTCCACTGAGCTGCCCAGATGGATGAGCTCCAGCTGGTCGTCTTGTGCTCCAGACAGAAGATTCCCCTTCTATCCTTTACAACTGCGTCCAACCGGAAGTGCAGATCATCCCTGTCACTTATCATCACTGCCCCTGCACACTCTGTATGAAGCACATCAAAGTCCCCATCTGTTGCCTGATACTCCTCTACATATCCAGCCAGTCCCTCAAGTGCATTTCCAGGAGCCTTTGGCTGCCTCTCAAGGTCTGTCTCCTCATCAAAGAACTCCCTGTAATACTCGAGGAATTGTTTATAAGCTCCCGCAATACCTTCTTTAGAGTATCCGTTGAGCAGGAGATATTCCATGGCTCTATGCCAGGCTTCCCCAAATACAAGGTTAATGTTGCTCCCTTCGGTTTCCCATCCGAGGACATAGCGATAGAAATAGAAGCGGGGGCATTGTAGAAAAGTTTGGATTTTGCTGGCATCATGTATCTCCCAGGTTTTGTGGAAAGGAATAGGGAATGTTAGGTTGGAGAGTTTCATAGCTGTATGTCCTCCTCTCTTTCAAGTCTCTCCAGAAAGGAAAGCTTACTGAGTGCATAGTACTGCTCCCAGTCAGCATCGAGAGCCTGGAGATATTCTATTGCGAGTTTGCACCTTATCTTTTCATTGGAGGTAAGGGCTGATCTGACAAAGGGATGCTGGAGTCTGGAGATACATCCCCTTATCATAAACCGGCTGAAGTTTCTATGTCTAGCCCACTTTCTGGCCGGAGTGTCTTTGTACTCTCCGAACTGGAGCTTTAGTTGATTTGGATTCTTCTCTTTCATCTCTATTCCCCTTAAGAAGTTCACTTAGGATAATAGTTCTCTCTATATACCTCCCATCCTTGAAGAGAAGAAGATTGAGCCTGCCGTGAAGGTAGGAGAAGATACTACAAGCAACAGATTGCATAACAGGCAGGCCAGCTAAGAGGATGTAGTCGGTAGGGGAGGATGTAGAGAGATGTTCAGAGAATGTCCTGTACATGTTAGCTACAGAGAAAGGAGGGATTCTCCCTTCTGATAGATAGACAAGTTCTCCGAAGCGGGCTGCATTAGTGAAGTCATGACCTCCTCGGTTTATGACGTATACCTTAGACATCTTTGGGTCTCTTTTCGAGAGTTTCTTTCCAATTCTCATTGGGCTTATCATCAGAGGCTCTTTTCCACTTACCGGTATCTGGGCCATATACACCAGCATTGTCTATCCAGCCTATCCCTGTATGAGGCTTATGCTCATACCAAAACCAACTCCCGTTGGAATCCTGTGCCAACCAGTTGGCCCACTTTGGAGCTATCTCCCAGGAAGGCTTGCCAGTTAGAACACGAGAGGTAGTATCGCTTCCGTAGGTGCTATCTATCCTAATATCGAAAGTTATAATACTTTCCCCAGTCATATTGGGATTGAGAATCATAACAGCAGTCTTCTCCATCGAATAGGAGAACTCACACGGCTTCATCCTTTGGAGGGTTTCTTCCAAGCGGGCTGCTTCCCTCAAATCCACAGCATTAAAGGTCATCTCCACTACCATCTTGTAGTGAGCGAGGGTAACAGGTTCCGGCTGTGAAGGCTCAGGTTTTGGCTCCCACTTGTCAAAGATATACAGCCCTACCACCAAAACACAAACGGCCATGAGTACACACAGTCCCCAGGCCCACGTTGTACTGTCCATTTTCTTTTTCATCTTATTCTCCTTGTACTATTTTTAAAAAAAGCAAAAAAAGAGAGGGGAGAGGTTTCCCTCTCCCACTCTCGATCGAGGGCCTATCCCTACCCTCGAGCCATCTCCCGCAGTTCGGCTAGAAGGGCCTTCTTCTCCTCCGGAGACATAGCAGCGAAGGCGTCGCGCGCCTTCTCCACTTTGCTCTTGCCTGTCCTGGACACAACTCCAGGCTTCCAGCCATCTGCAATGGTTTGGAGCTCGCCCTGAGTCTTACCATTGGCCAGATGCCTGCGGAGAATACCCTGCAGGGAGATAACTGCAGACTGGCGGAAGTTGTTGAAAATAACATCTCCGCCAAAGAGCTCAACAGCTTCCTCGAGGTTGCTGCCGAATTCGTACTGGACGGATGCAGACTTCTTCTCTCCGTCCACCTCCTTCGTGACGTTCACTTCTTGAGGCATTTCAGACCTCCTTCTTGAGTTAGGGTTATAAGGTGAATGTGTGCGAAGCGATGCAGAGCAGCCCTATTGCAATAAGAATATAGGGCAGAATCATTAGGAAAGCCCTGCCTATTCTCATCCCTTTTCCTCCTTCCTAGGGTCATGTACAGGTACCCTTTTTAGAAACTGTTCAGCGGTTTCGACCGGTTTGAGAGGGATTCTGGAGTAGGTTCCTCTCCTCCCCTCTTTCCCCCAGTCAGGATCTACTCGACGGGCGGAGGATCTTTTCTCCTTGAACTTCCGAATGTTTCTCTTCCTAGTGGCGATGCTCACTGGTGAGCCTCCTTATAATGTTCTTAGCTTCCTCATCCTTCCTCTGATAGAACTCATCCATCTCCTTCTGTTTCAGTCGAGGGTTAGGTCTTTCAGTTGCATGGATCCAACTTCTCTTGGCCTCTGCAACGGCAATAAAGATCTCTCTCCAAAGCTCCTCGATTTGCTTCTTTTCATGGAATGTCCAGTATATGATGAAGGCCTGTGCTCCCTTCTTCTGCATGTAGTCTTTGACTGCAAAATACGAGATGCCGACCGGCCAGTATACAACATCCCCTCTATCAGAGATAGCAAACCTCTTGCCCTTATTCTCAAAAAGGAGAGATACTTCAGTTTCAAACATTTTTCTGATCTTTGACTGTTAGGGATGAACCGAGGGATACCTCCTCTCTGGCTTCTTTGAGGAGAAGCATCATGCCATAAGTGACAATCTGTGCTTTTGCTCCCATTCCTTGAACACCTGCCAGGGCAAGTGCAACTACTACCTTGATAGTCAGTTCATTCATATGAGGATCTTCCCTTACCTCATGCCAGCGGGCAAGTGAAGCCTCAGGACTGACATCTTCCTCCAGTATTATCTCAGCAAAGGCCTTCGCTAAGTCATCATAATGCTCTTCCTCTCCTGGAATAGCATCTCTGAGACAGCTATAGGTAGCCTCCCTGAGATTCATCTTTTCGTCCATTTTTACCTCCTCATAAATAGCCCAGAGAGGGAGCGTGGGCGTACTCCCTCTCTGGTCGGGTGCGGCCTGGGTCAGGCAGCAGGTTCGATAGTGACCTTGATCTTCTCAGGGCCATCCAACTGTCCAATGGCCCACTTCTGGATGTAGATAGTGTTGCAGATGGGAGGGTGATCGGATGAGGACTCTTCGCTGTAACGAACTGTGTTCTTTGTCTCCTTTTCCAAGGAAAACACTGCAGAAATTTTGCTCTCAGCCATTTGCTATTCCTCCTTGTGCTGTGAAGATAATAGGTTTATTTCTCCCATAAGAGGAAAGCATTGTGCCTATTGCAAGCTGGAATTGTTTGAAGAGGTAGGATTGAAGCTTTGGATCGAGGAGAGCTATTGGATGGTCGAAGCCGGCGAAGAAGGTCTTACTGTCCAACACCTTTGCAACCTTTTCACCTGTGTTGAGGTCAGTAGCTGGACAAACAAACTCAACTCTGACCCTTATACCTTTTGGCTGTTCTTTGTGTTGCTTCGAGGGGATAGGCATCTTCTCTCACCTTATGGGATTATTTAAATTGCGCTGTAATATACGAAAAAATAATGAATTATGCAAGAAGTTGAAAAAAATATCATAACTCTGTATTCCCTCCATCTAGCTCCTCCTCTATCATCTTTGCTCCTCTCTCAGCCAGTGCTCTTATCCTATCTTTATCCAGCTTCCCAAATCTATGCTCCTTGATAGCTGCAAGAAGTTCCTTATTTGTAGTGCGCTTATCTATGAGAGGCAACCCGCTGTTGTTAATAATGTTCATAGCTTCCTCAATATCCTCCACCCTCTCTACCACTCCGTTATTAACAAGAATATCCACAAAATGCTCTAACACCATCCAGATAAGATTGCTTCTATTCCTGATAGGAGTGTTCATAGATTGAAAGGCTTTTATTACTGTGGCTATCGACCGGACGTCTAAGCGGGCTTGGTAGGTGGTGGTAGGTCTGTTCATCTTTTTCCCTCCTTCCTAAAGTCAAAGTTAACAATACAATATACAAAATTATTTGCAATTTGTCAATACATATTTATATGCTTGTGAATTACCTTGATATGTTTATATAGGCACATTTTCAAATTTTGAAAATATAAGGACAAAAAAAATCCCCCTTCTACCTTGGACTGGCAAAAGGGGGGATCTGTGTGAGGAGAGGAGGATTGTCAATTACTCCGACCGGAGCCCACTGATACAAAGCCCATCCCTGTCATCCCTAGCAACTCAACAGCTGCACTTCTCACCAACTCCAATCCCATCACTAGCTGCTGTCTAACATCTCCTCTGAGCCGGATTGAGGAGATTTCCTCACCTGCTATCCCAATAACAGCTGTCGTGATGTTGTGAGAGTCCAAGACCTCCTGGACTTCCCTCATAGTCTGATCTAGCTCCTCTTCTGTCACCTTAACATCACCCCCTTTCCCTCAACCAGCTGATCTGATACAATCTTTATCAGGAAAGCTATCTTCCTATTCCTCGCCCACACCACCTCAAAATCTCTCCTTTTCACCCTCTCCTCAATCATTTCAAAGGGGACACCTTCAGGCCAGGCAATCACTCGCCCAGAATTGAAGACAATGTATCTCCTCTTTGGCGTGTAGTTCTGCATATCTCAACTACCTCCAGAAAGTACTTTATGCATGCCTGTGCTTCTTCAACTGTCCCTTCTCCCACTAAGATCAGACTCCCCTTTCCCATTCCCAAACCTGTCCCTTTGTCAAGATAATGAGAAAGGCACATATAGCCCCACTTTCCATCCTTCACCTTCCCGTCCACTATAGCAGGATCAGAACAAAAGGAACAAACCGGACGCTTGTGCAGTTTCACCACTCTTGGTTTTGTCACTCTCACTCACCTCCTCTCTAATGTTAGCTCAACTGACTGGCTTGCCAGAATAAGCAAAGCGGGTTACTCTCTCCTCCTCAACTCACTCAACTTCACATACACCTTCTCCAGCAGCTCTACAATCTCCGCTATACTCCCAGCTATCAGCACCATACTACCCGGATCGAGTCTCTCCTTTAAACTCACCATAAGATCTCTCTCCAACCTCTTCACATCCATAGCCAGCTCAGCGAAGTTCTTACCTCCTCCCTCCTCACTTATAGTCATCCTCTCTCACCTCCTTTCTCTCATATCTACAATCCAACATACACAATATACAAAATAAAATCCACAATTGCAATACCTCACACAAAAAAACACCCACTACTCCCCCAAACATCTATTCCCCCAAACACTCTCTTGTATACCTGTATACCCGTAGCGTGTACACAAATATGCATATATGTAAGTAGTCTGGGGGTCGCCCCATTTGTCCAACATGAAAACGTAACTTCCTCGCACAGAACCCCTTATTCTCCTTGCAAGTGGTCTAGTCCTTCCTTTATTTTTTTTTATTTTTTTTTAATAGATTAAAAATAAGGGAAATTGGAAGAAAGTGAGGGAAATTTTAAAAAACTTACGTTTTCAAACCCAACAATGGAGGCGACCCCCCTTCTACATCCATATATGTATACATGCATACCACTACAACATACAATCATACATGTCTACAGTTCCCTATATTTACCAATAGGTACATTTTCAAAATATGAAAACATAAGGAGCGAATGTATGCCACTATGTATCCACTCCCGATGGTAAGCAGGCATAAAAAAACCCGCCTCTTGGGCGGGTTTGTGTTCATCATGGGCAATGATTATGAACTATTGATTATTTAGAAGTTGCAATCCGCTTGTTCAAGAATCCTTCAGGATCCTTCAGAAATGCAGCTTTTTCTGCATCACTCAAACCCGTGATGAAGTTCTTCAACGTAACTTCTTTAGGAACAGCAGCTTTCCGGCCAAAATCTTCCGCAACCGTAACTGTCTGTTTCTTATGGGCCTGCATCCACTCGCTGCCCATTTTACGACATTTGGCTGCTCTTTTGATCCGGAGTTGCTGCACCGCATAAGCTATTAATTGTTGAAGAGTTACGCCCGAAAAGTCATATTCTATCTCAAGTTCAATAGAATCATGATCTTCGGTCTCTTTCACGCTTTGAGTGATAGCAACTTTAACGTTTTCAATGATTTGGTTGAGGTGTTCTGGTTTTAGAGTTTCCATTTCATGACCCCTTGTTTTGATTGTATATCACGCAACCAAATCATCACCCATGATGTTGTCAATGAACACTATTCTCAATATACAACAATAAAACATAAAATGCAAGAACTTTTTTATAAAAAAACATCTATCCAATATAAACCTATTATGAACAATAGCTGTGTTCTCCACCTAGGGAGTATAGACTATTTTTAGGGGGTGCCTAGGGGGAACGAGCGAAAGATATGCCAAGTACTGTCGACCCCACATCTTACCCAACCTTCACCTATAAGCGCATTTCTATGCTAACCGAAAGGGAAAGGGAAGACAAAGGGAGAGGAAAAAAGGGGGGAGAATGAGAATGGTACAGGGGCCCCTAGCGTGGATTTATGCTGTTCTGCAAAGGCCGGGCCAATTTCCCTTTCTGGAGGGTAAGTTGGGGGAGAAAGAGTGGGATAGAAGCATCAAAATATGTGTTGACATTTATGTTGATTTTTCGTATCTTCCAGGCATAAGGGTGTTTTGTATAGCGAGAGGTGAAAGTGAAGGAGATTAGAGATGACACTTTGAGGAAGGGCACGAAGGACTGGGTGGAGTTCTTTGTAGATTTTATGATGAGGGACTTCACCCTCCCGATTGTATGGCACAGATGCCGGTTTATCTATTGCATGAATTAGGGAGGAGCTTTGAAGGTAGATAAAAGGAGAAATGCTGACGGTGATAAGGCGTATGCCATTACGAAGCTTTGGGATACTCACCATGAGATTTTGAGGCTTCTGGCGTTGGGTATGAAGGGGAAGGCAATTGCAGATAGATTGAATGTCTCTCCTCAAACGGTATCGAATGTGAGGAACAGTCCGGAAGGGAGGAGGTTGTTGAGTCTCCTCCATGCCCGTCGGGATACTTCGGTAATAGGCATACAGCAACGCATACACGAGCTTCTTCCAAAAGCAGTTGATACAATGGAGGAAGCGATGGAAGAGGCAGACTGGCCGGTCAGAAAGGCCGCGGCGAAGGACCTCCTAGAGATGGGTGGCTTCAAGGCGATCGAGAAGAAGGTCTCTGTCTCACACTTGACGAGGGATGATATAGATGGTATAAAGAAAATGGCGAGAGATATGAACCTTTCCGCTGAGGAAGCTGAGGTTGTAGAAGAGGAGGAAACAAAATGAGATTCCTAATAGTGGCGATTCTAGCAATCGCCTTTTTTATTGCTTTCCAGGGAGAGACAGAGGCTCAGCAGCAGATGTACTACCTCTGGACAGACTCCCTGGCTGTGTCCACTACGGCTGTGGATACAACCTTCCCGAGGGACTGGGATCAGGTTACTCTCTGGTCGCAAGGATGTTCGATTTTTCTACAGTTTGGTTCTCCTGGGGATACTGATAGTACTGCAACAAGATTTCAAATCCGGCTGGAAAGCGGGATGGGTTTGAAGATAGGGCCAGAGGTTAAGCTCAGAAGGTTGATTGTAGAGGCTGTCTCTGGGACTGGAACGCTGTATCTTGCTGGAATAAAGCGGGCAGCTCAGAATTAAGGGAAGAGGAGGTTGAAAATGAAGGGTTTTGCTAGGATTCTAGTTCCTGTTCTTCTTCTATTGACTATAGCTTTCCTTAGCAATAGGACACAGGGGCAGGTTGAGTTAGTATCAGGGGGAAGCGCGACTGTTGTCTTTTCAGCAACTGGGGATAGTGCTCTATATGTAGACGGAGATACTGTTAGGGTCTATCCTGGTATGTGGTTTAAGACGGATAGTTCGTACCTTACATATCAGATAGGTGTTGTTGACACCTTTATGGCGTCTATAACAGTTGACTCTCTATATGTTCTGGATTCGCTTCATGTAGGAGGAGCGAACCATGCCTTTGTTGTTACGAGTGACGATAAGGTGGGCATCGGTACGGCGAGTCCGAGCCAAGAATTGGACTTGATCGGTGACATAGAATTGGAATCTACCACTTCAAACGACAAAGGCGTGATCTACAAAGGTGCGAGTCGGTGGATTCATGACTACCATCACCCGACCGGCAATACGGCGGTACCAGATGGATTTAATATTTTCATCGGTGATTCCGCCGGTAATTTCACAATGGGTTCCACGGCAACAAATACACTGCACGCCAGCTATAATGTAGGAATTGGGTATAAGACACTATTTTCCAACACCACAGGCTACCACAACATCGCACAGGGCTATGGGGCGCTCTACTCCAACACCACGGGTTACGAAGGGATAGCCGCGGGCGATTCAGCAGGTTATGCGAATACAGAGGGTTATGGCAACATCTTCCTCGGCTCCAATGCCGGAGATAACATAACCACAGGTGACCTCAATATAATGATCGGATATGACATAGACGCTGAGAGCGCCACAGGGAACTCGCAACTGAATATCGGCAATACGATTTACGGGGATTTGGCTAATGATTTGGTCGGTATAGGGACAGCGACGCCCTACGCCTCGTTATCCATCGCAAGTGATACAACTCATTTCGCCATCTACGACACAGACAACGAGACCACACACGCCGCATTCGGGGATATTGACTCTTCAGCAATAACAGGCGATTTTATTGATGAACATCCTCGAATTACGCTTTATGCAGCGAACGGTAAAAGTATATTTTGGCAGCATAACGGTAGCAGTGGATCAATCCAGACCAGTACAGGGGATATTGTCTTTAATGCGGGGACAAATGGTCAGATTGAGTTTTATGACACAGCGCAACCGATTTCAGATGATGGTGGTCAAACTTTGGGAAATTTTGACCGAAGGTGGACCAACCTTTTCCTTGCCGACTCCCTCCAGATAGGGGGGAAGAGCAAGACGCCATATTTGGTGACAACCATTGACTCTGATTTAGGTGGTGCCGAGGCCAATATTGATAGTGGATTTGTCAAGATGTATGTCGCAGCAGCAGACTCTGATGGCACTATTGTGCTTGGAAGTGCCGAAGGGAACACGCTGACGTTGGAGCAGTCAGGGAATGGGGTAATTACAGCGTCGGCGGGTTATCTCAATCTGGATGGTGTAAGCGGTGTGTCGCTTGATGTCAACGGCAGTTTACAATGGTATATGAGCAGCGCACTTTTCGGACCAACAAATGATGACGCTGATGATCTTGGCGCAAAAACGCAGCGCCCCAAAAAAATCTTCGCCTCAGACGAACTCTGGCTCGGCGGCCCTGCTGCATCTTCAAGTGCAAGACAGGCTATCACTTGGGACTCAGACTACGGCACCTGGGCCTCAATAGACAGCGCCGCGATACTCCAATACATAGGAGCTGACTCGTTGCCGGTGATTGCGTTCAAGGGCAGTGACGGGGATGCTTGGGAGCAGACCATGACCACGGGCGATGTAGCGGTGTTCCAAAATGCCAGTGGTGGGTATAGTTTTGATGCGGCTATTAATACCAACTCTATGTATATAACAACCGCAGGAGAACTTTATTATACCTCGAAAAGTAACCCTTACATTGTATTTGGAACGTCAAGCTCATCTTTATATACAGGTTCAAATGGTACAAAAAGTTGGAATTTAGACATTCGAGATAATTCTTCAGGCGCAGACGGCGAAGTCCGCATCGGCGACACCGGTACAGCAGGGGAATATGTGTCGGTGGACAGCGCAGGTGTATTCCACGTTGACAATATCATTGAGGGTTCCGGTGCATCTAACCTTACCATCTATACTTCCGCCGCCGACCATGACATCATCCTCGACCCCAACGATGACGGGCCGGGGGTGGCTATTGTCGGCGTCCCTGGTGATGGCGACTCTCTCATCGTCAATGCAAGCGGCCCGAACTTTTTTGCGGATACGTCTTCGGTGGACGATGATTATGGCTTCGTCTCCGATCACATCACCGCCTACACAACTGGGATGGTGATCTATCTCAATGCTGGTGTAGCGAACACGGGTGCGTGTACCCTACAAATTAACGCGTTGGGCGCTAAGTCATTGAAGTCTCTGCACGACCAGGACCCGCAGGACAATTACATCGAAGCGGGTTCATATGTCCACTTGATTTATGACGGAACCAATTTCCAGATCCTATCACCGGACGCGAATCCATGAGTAACCACTCTCAAAGAGGCTTCCATCACGGCTACCTTGGGCTGTTCATCCTGCTGACCGGTTTCCTCGCCATTTGGTTGGATCAGCACCTTGCGATAGGCCTGCTAGCCATTGGAGCCATCCTGTTTCTGGACGATACTGTGCAGCATATGATAGGAGTCTACTACAACTCTGAGTACAAAAGCCTGCTTCATAAGTTGTATGGGAAACTCCTGTACAGATACAAGTGGGTACAAATCCTAAACAAACTCTTCGATAAACTCTTTGGAAGGAGGGAGTCATGAAAGAGAATTGGAAAGATGTTGTTATCCTGGTACTCGCAATGGCCCTGAGTTTCCTCATTGGGGGGAGCTTGAAGGCCAAAAGGATCGAGCAGATGTTTGTGGAGAGGGAACAGCTGATGGTGATGAAAGTGCAGTTGGAGCGATACTTCAGCAGGGCCAGACAGATCAACTACAATGATCTGAATAGTATAGGTCTCAGATTCGATCCCCCTAAACCTCCACAACAAGCTCCGGAGGATTCAACACGATGATCTTTCTAGCTCTGACAATTCTTCAACTCTACAATCCTCCCATCTTTTGGGAAGAGTATTGGAGTGAGATTGATGAGACTAGGGAGACTGAGCTTTCAGTTTCCTTAAATCCAGAGCTTGCAAAGATTCATTACGAGAGGATAGCTAGTGTCATTCATCCTTATGTGAAGGAGGGAGATAAAGTTCTCGATGTAGGGACTGGAGCGGGCTTCTGGGCTGTGTTCTTTGAAAGGATGGGTTGTTTTCCTCTTGCAGTTGATATAGCCGCCTCCTCGGTGATGTACGTTAGAGAGAAGGGTATTGATGCTGTTTTATGTGATGTTGCAGATGATAGCAGTATCCAGGCTCTCTTGCCTAGAGGCCCGTTTTCTATAATCTCCGCCATGAATGTCCTACACCACATCGTAGATGATGAAAGGTTCCGCAATGCTATTGAGAACTGCTCTGCCTTGATTGATGATGGAGGTTATCTTTTTATCACAAGTAAGTTTGACACTCTCTTGAGTATGTCTCATAGTAGACCATTTGCCTATAAAAAGTACCGGCCTTTAGATGTCTGGATAAAGGTCTTGAAAAGATACAAGTTCAGGGTTGTAGAGTACAAAGTAACTCCCGATGAATATGCAGGCCGGGAGTTATGCAACGATGTTCTTATCGCGAGGAAAGTAAGATGAGAGCTCTTCTTATAGCAACTCTTCTCATCCCCGCCGCTTTGTTTGGCCAACATCTCAAGCTGGAAGGCCGTTATATCAAGATCTTCCGGACTATGAAGGTTATCAAGCGGATAGAGGTTTGGCATCAAAACAAAGCTGGAGAGATGATGAAGAAGTATGAGGTGAGGCCTGGAGAGAAGGTCGAGTTTGTATCTCCCACCAACAAAGTTGTGTCTTATAATATAGGAGATCGGGACACAGAGAAAGCTGCCAAGCTGCTCATGTACTTGGAGAAATATAACTACTCTCCAAAAGAGGGGCAGATTGGGGAAGTTGAACCGTAAGGAAGGAGGAATAAGATGTCTGCTTTAACCGGTTTGAAGGACATGATCCTGAACATGCTTGCACCCATTATCAAGAAGGTTGCAAAGGATGTTCTCAAGACCTTGATCGCGAGATTCTTCGAGAAAGCTCCGAATGAGACAAAGGTTGTTCTCATGGCTGCCTATCCAGGTATCGACGTATATCTGGAAGATGTGGTTGAGAAGACAAAGACTGAGCTGGACGATGCTGTTGTCGAGGCCTTGATGGAAGCAATGGAGGAAGAGGCTACAAACCACGGCCTGATCCTCCCGAATCTGGACAACGACTGAACAAAAGGAAGGATCCTCCCTCCTTCCAACAGCCCGCCAGGATTATTGGAGGTTAACTGGCGGGCGCTAAGGAGACATATCATGACAAGTCTATTTTTGATCCTTCTAGGAGGGATGTTCGTGGGAGGTATAGGTTTTGCATATTACCTCAGTCAGTATATGATGATGGTGCATAGTAGCTGGAAAGCCCATTTCCTTCAGTGGTGGCCTCTGGTGTTGGGAGCGGTCTGTATGTGGAGTGCAGGTAGGTTCTTGGAATCCTGGAGTTTATGGGGAGAGTTGGGAACCCATCTATCTGTCTTTGTTTGTGGAGGAGTAGGATATGTAGTTGGAAGGAAACTATTCTTCTGAGAGGGGAGATGTGATGCTTTCTATTGGAGACGGGGCTGCTATAGGAGGGTTTCTTGTCATGGCTAGTGCATTGTTGGCTAAGATTCTTCCTAAGAAGAATGGAGTGACAAAGGCTGATATGGAAAAGAAGCAGGATAAGGAGATGTGTAATGTTTTGACTGCCCAGCTTGGGAATCAGCTTGTCAGAGTGGAGAAGAGTCAGAATAAGCTCTGGGATAAATTGGATCAGATACATATAGAGCTCAGGGCTATGAACGGAAAGAAGTGACGATTTCAAATTTTGAAAATGTGAGGTGTGGCGATGCTGCCAGCTAAACATGATTTCGTGATAAAGGAAGGGAGTAACTTCTCCCGCTTGATACAATGGATGCAGGATGATGGGACTACCCCGGTCAACATAACTGGTTATACAGCCCGAATGAAGATCAGGAACTTCAAGGGTGATGGTGGGTCAGCGTTGGCAGAATGGGATACTGATACTGAGATTACAATTGTCAACGGATCGCTGGGATTGATAAGGATAGCTGTAACAGCGGCTGCAACAGCTGCTTTATCCTTCAACAGGGCTGTGTATGATCTGGAGCTGGTTGATGGGGATGATGTCTATTGCATCATGGAAGGGAATGTCACTTTGAATAAGGAGGTAACAATCTAATGGCTGAGAGGCCAAGAACAAGTGATAATAGGAAAAGTATCACAGAGATTGCAGAAAACTATTCCTATAAAATAGTAGATCTCTCTGAGGATTACGCAGGGGATGACGACGATCCCGCTCTGTGTAGGAATGGAGGAGGATTGATCAGGGTGGAAGGTACACCCCGTCCTGTTCCTTCTGATGCAGCTTACGAATATGACGATGATATTGATAGGTAGGAGGAAGAGATGAAAAGGTTTCTATTAATTTCAGTTCCAGTTCTCTTGGTCTTGAGTATCCTACTCATCTGCAATGTATTCAAGACAGAAGCCTCTACTCCATATAGAATCAGAATGACTGATTCGGGGAGTACAGCTGTATTAAAGGGAATAGATGGGACAGTTACAGAAGGGGACAGCCTTGTGGGGAGTTATAATAGCACCCTCACAATGCACGAGTTTGATGTGACCAACTCTGGCTTTTATACTCTATGGGAAGATCCCCTTGGTGGGAGTTCGATTGCCAGGAGAACAGATTGGTCAGCTGCAACTGGAAAGTATGTCGAGGGAAGTGAGATTAAGAAGAGGTTAGGGGTAAGGTTCTCGAGATACTACGCTAGTCTCATGGATGCTGTTTATGATAGTGGAAGTGCCCCCGTTACTGGGACTGTTGTAGGGGAATCCGGTTTGCATGAGACTTTGCAGGATACCACTATCTATCTTACATCTGGCAGTCATATTGTCCTTCCTTCTAGCCATAAGGTTACATACAAAAGACAGAATGTAAGAGGGGGTTGTACCTATGGATTGTATAAGTCCTATGCAGATACCAATATTACCTTACAGGGTGGTGAGTACTATGGCTGGGCAGATTCCAACTATGTAACTGGTAATGTTGTCTCAGCGACCAATAACACAGTTACAGTTGATGGCCTTTCTGTTGTAGCTGATTCTCTTATAGGTTATGTTATCCATATAACAGCTGGAACAAGTACAGGACATAGTAGGACAGTTTCTGACAATGCAGCTACAGCTGCTGGAAATACTCAATTGACCCTTAGTAGTAACTGGTATGCCAATCCGGATGCTACAAGCGATTATAGGATAACTCCCTCTACTCAAGCCCATACAGGTATACATATGCACGAGTGCCATAAGGTGAATATAACAGATGTGTATATGCATGACTTTGCTGGTGATTGTATCTGTATGGTAGGTGGAAGCGACTATACTATATCTAATGTTTTTCTGTATAACCCCTTTCATTGGTATACCACAAGTACGGACTCAACTGTATCCAATCTTGTTGGTAGGCAGGGTATATCTCTTGTGATCCAGAGAGAGGGTTCTTCATATCCTGACTGTGATCTGTTTGATACTACTGTCAATCCCTCTGGATGTCTTAAGAGAGTGAATATCAGTAACTTCTCTATTGTCGGTGGCCTTCCAGGTGGAATAGATATAGAGCCGACTGGAGCTGGGCCTACTCTCATCAAAGATGTGACTATATCAAATGGAGTTATATGGGGAGGTTATAGAGGGATAGCAATAGAAAACTCTCAGGCTACTTTTGAGAACATTCTTATTGAGAATGTTGTTATAAAAAATATAGCTTCGTATCCTATGTCACTTGTGTTTGGTGCGGATCTAGCAAAGAATATAAGAATAAAGGATGTTGTATTTGATAGCTGTAACAACCAATTATATGGAGCTAATGTTAATAATGTAGTATTTGAAGGATGTACTTTCAGCGGTCTTGCTGATTCTACTAAACCTTATATAGGTCTATCTGGCACGACAAATAATGTAGTATTTAGAGACTGTATATTCGATAGCCCTCCACAAAGGGCGATATATATAGCTGCTGGTTCTCATATCTGGATAGAGGACTGTATTATAAAGGATCCCTGTTCTATGAGGGAAGATCCTGGTTATGATGCTATCTGGATAACCAATGCAGATAATGTACATATAACTGGATGTACAATATATGCTTCGGAAACTGGCTCGACGACTAGATATCCTCTATATATGGAGAACTGTGATACAGTATTTGTATCAGGTAATAGATTTTTTAATCTAGTCAATGATGAGCCTTATTACGATGCAAACAGTTCTTTCATAAATGAAGAGGATAATATATTTGGAGATGATTATAGCTATTTGAAGAGTTTTAGTGTCGAGCTTGTAAGTGGCCTATATCCTGACTCTATAATCGTGGACAGCTTGGGAGTGTATCGAATCCGGTTCTTCTGCTCCGATGCTTGTTCTGTTCTATATGGAGCTGCTGATACAGTTTTCTCTTCAGCTGTTGATACGATGGTGAGGGCTAAGAATGACTCTATGATGATCCTATTTGGGAGCAACACCGTATCGGAGGATTCAGTTTCGATACGGAGGTACCTTTACGGGGAGACCCTTACTATCGGAGAGAGTGTATCAGGTGATACGACTTATGCCGGTAGTTATCCTACTTCTTTTTATTCTATTAATTTTCCTAGTTATAGGGATACGCGGCCTACGACGTTAGGTGGGCAGATTATATTGAGGAACTTCAGTACATGGGGAGCTGATCCTAGGAATAGATCACAGGCAAGTATCTTTTTATTCAGAGTTCTAGGCCAGCATGCTAAGAATTACAATACAACAGATCAAAGAATGGCCCTTTATAAAACAGGACTGATGCTCAGGGAGGATGGGTATATAAACTTCTCCAATGATACAACTGATGTCTGCCATACCTCTATGGGATCAGGTGGATATGGAATCAGGATGAACAGCGGGATGCTGGAAGGGAAGATGAATGGAGGGGCCTGGCATAGGGTTGCACTTGTTGATACCCTTATGAGTGGTAGTAGAAAGTGGCTGAGGATATACTTCACAACTGGAGAGGATACTTGTTACGTCCCGTTTTATTCAGCGTCTGATACAGCAGGAGTGTGGTAATGGATGAGAACTCTGCAATATTCCTAAAGATGATTCTGGATGAAAGAAGGGAAGAGATCAAGACCCTCCAGAAGGTTATAGGTAATCTGGAGGATAGGATAAGAAAGCTTGAGGCGATAGTAGTAAGGAGCCAAAAGAGTGGGACTTCCAGCGGAAAATCCTGATTACGACTTCAAGCGCGATCCGGAGGTCATGGAGGTTCTGGCGAAGTGTAGTGTGTCTACAAAGACCTTCTCCAGACTCTTCCTTGAAGATTCTTTCTATGCTCCCTTTTGCTCTATCCATGATACTATCTTCAAGGCTATAGACGACCCGAAGATCAAGAAGATTGTCATAGCTGCTCCCCGTGGTATAGGCAAGACTACCATCATGAGAGCACTGGCTATGAAGTCTATTTTATTCAGGCAGAAGAGGTTTGTCTGCTATATAGGGAAGTCTGAAGGTCATGCAATGATGCAGACTGAGAGTATAAAGAGAACTCTCATTGGGGATAAGAGGATAAGGGAATTCTTCGGGAATATAAAGACGAATGAGAAGATAGCTGGAATGGATGAGGAGTTCTCGAAGAAGGGCTGGGTTGCAAATGGATGGACTGTTATCATACCTCGAGGTTCCGGCCAGCAGGTTCGTGGTCTCTTGTGGGGAAACTACCGACCGGACTTGTTCATCGTTGATGATCTTGAAGATAAGATGAACATCAAGAATGAAACTATCAGGGCCGAGAGATATGAATGGTTCTATACTGATGTGCTGAAGGCTATTCCTCAAATCACCAGTTCCAAGTATGCCAGGCAGGACTACAAGGTTATCTATATAGATACTGTGAAGCATCAAGATTCCTTAATAGAACACTTAATGGAGGATCCATCTTTTGCTCATATAAGACTCCCAGTTTGTGATGAGGATTATAAGACTCTTGCCCCCGACTTCATGCCTCAGAATGAGCTGGATGCTGAGCTGGAGCATCACAGATTGCATAAGACAATGGACTTCTTTGCAATGGAGCGACTGTGCCAATCTGTGTCAGCTGAGGATCTAACCTTCTCTCCGGAGTTGTTTCAGTATTATAGCGAGGCAGACCTTGGATTTGTGGAGAGGTTAAGAGGAGGGTTTATAGAGAATGTTGTCCTGATCGATCCGGCCAAGACGGCTAAAATGCAGAATGCTCAAAGCGGGATTGTAGTGTGGGGAGTTGATGTTGAGAGTGGGGCTATGTACCTGAGGGAAGCCAGAGGGGAATTCTACCATCCGGATGAGTTGTATGCTGATGCCATCAAGACTTGTAAGAGGTATAATAGTAGGGTATTGGGAGTCGAGACTACCGGCCTGGATGAGTTTATAAAGCATCCTCTCAAGGATGAGATGGTCAGTAATGGATTGTTCTTTGAACCTATCTGGCTGAGTGCGAGGAAAGGAAAAGGCGAGCTGGCCGGTGAGGAGGGCGGAAAGACAGGGAGAGTTGGAGCTCTTGGATCCTATTATAGAAGGGGCCTAATCTTCCATAATAAGGTAGGATGTGGTGCCTATGAGCAGCAACTCCTCTCCTATCCCAAACCTAGAAGATGGGACATTATAGACGCAGCTGCTTATATCATACAAGCCCTGGAGGAGGGTATGAGATACTTCCAACCTCCAGAAGATAAGGAAGAGACGTTTGCCTCTGTAGAGGCTGAGTATGCCGAGCTCCAGGACGAACCGGCAGATTCTGACTGGAGAGTAATCTAATGGCTTTGAAGCAATACTGGCTAGGTTCGGAAGGGCCTTATCTATATTATGACACTGATGTCTACCAAGACGATGCAGCTCTCAGCCTTCATGGAGCAAGGTTTGAAGGACAGATCCTTGTCGGGACGGCTCCAACTGTTGACGATCATGTTGTCAGGTTACAGGATCTCGGAGCGTATATCTCTGTTGTCCAGGTTACTGACATCGACGACCCCTCGACAGAGCTTGCTAGTCTATCGACAGCTGTTGAGGGAGGTATGCTGGTCGCTTACGAAGTTGCTGATCCTAATGAATATACTATATATTGCTGGGATGCTTCAGCGAGCGCTGCTAATGTACCTTATGTTGTTGCAGGAGATAGTGGGTATTGGGTGGCAGTTGCGGGTACTAAGATTATGCAGGGCCTCCCAGCTGGGTCAGATGGAGATATTATAAGGTTTAATGGAACGAGTGAGAAGTGGGAGACTGACTTCTTGCCAGACTTCGACCAGGATGGAAATGATGTGAGGATGAACCTGAATGATGGGGAGATATTTAAGGTTAGGATAAATGAGGTTGAGACAGTGTCGATAGGTAGAGGAACAACTGACGATACGATATATTATATAGGGTTGAAGAGGTCAAGTTCTATGAGGTACATTACAATCAATGAAGAGCTGAACTTCCTGAGGGTAATAGCGAGCATACCATGAGAAGAGTACCACTAGCAATCTTAATCTTTGTGTCCTTTTATTTCCTCTTTGCAGATAATGTGAAGATGAGGTTTGGGGATAAGGGAGATACTCTTACAGTATCTGTTGCCTATGTTGACTCCGGCTGCTTGTTTCTGATGAAAACTAGAACAGATACAGATACTGTGAGTGTATGTATATCAGGGGATTCCCTTACGATAAAAGGGGATAAGGGGATAGATACCCTCAGGGTGCTTGAGTTTGATGGGGTTGTGATAGAGGGAGGTCTGAGGGTAACTGGAACAATAGAGGGGGTTCTTATATCAAGTACCTTTGCAGACTCCTTTTGGGCAGTTGCTGATACTAACAATATTCTTGCTACAATCAACTGGATAAGGGATGAGATAGGGGACTCTACCCTGGACTGGTTGCTGAATGCAGCTTTTGCTGATAGCTTCTGGAATAATGCAGATACTAATAACGTACTGGTAACGGCAAAGTGGGTGAGGAATGAGATAGGGGATAGTGTATTTGTGTGGCTGCTAGCTGATGATTTTGGCGACTCTTTGGCTGCTAACGATGATGAGTTTCTGCTAAGGGATGGCTCTATTACATTGACAGATACCTGGGATGCTGGAGCTCATATGGTAAGGGCCGACACAGTCAGAGGGGATACACATATACTGTTGGGTGACTACATTGAGCTTACCGATGCAGGAACTATGTTCAAGATTGATTATAATGTCACTAATGGGGGTATTGGTCTCTATGTTGATAATAATGTAGGGGTCGAGACACTTGCAGCTGCCTATACAGCTGCGGCTACTACCTTAAACTACGCAGGTTTCGCAAAGCTCTCTACCTCAAGTACAGGTATATCTGTAACAGGTGATATAGATCTCTCTGATGATCTTATTATAGATAGTGGAGACTGGATAGGAATAAGTGAAACTGATGAAAGGATCTCCTTCGATGCAGGTGGGCAGCTAGATGTACTGGGTGCAGATCTTGACATGAATACAGCTGGAATTACGGGTGTTACAACTATTGGTATGTCAGGTGCGCTTACCTCTACACTAGCTACTGGAACCGCCCCATTTACAATAGCCTCTACGACACTGGTAACCAACCTTAATGCTGATATGGTTGATGGAGTTCATGCGACAGATTTTATGTTAAAGGCTGACTTTATAGACAGCCTAGATCTATCCGGTTTTGTATGGAGTGATACAACTGACATTCTTGTAACAGTCAATGCTCTTAATGATAGTATAGAAGGACTAACTGGTGCTCCTGCTGATGCTCAGTATATTGTTGTAGATTATGATGCCAGTTTATCAGGAGAGAGAAAGATAACAGCCGGTTATGGGCTGGACTTTGTAGATGGAGGAGCAAATAGTACCTTTACAATAAAGGTAGATACCAGTGAGATTGCTACGCCCGATGCTGTGAGTGATAGTATAGAAGGATTGGGTGCCGGTGTTACGGATCATGGGGAGCTGGATGGCCTTGCAGATGACGACCATACTCAGTATCTCGAGCTGGATGGTACTGATACAATGGGTGGTAATCTGAACATGGGAGGGAACTCTATTGCAGATATAAATGATCTTGATAGCAAGAGTGATGCTGGGGATATGTATATAGATCAGAATGACCAAGATAATGATCTTTATATAAGGATAAACGATGGTGGAGTTATGACAAATTCCATCTTGGTAGACGGAGCTACAAATAATATGAGCCTGTCTGCGGGATTACTGTATCTTGATAAAGTAAATACAAGAGTTGGTGTGAACGATGCTACTCCTTCATACACCCTTGATGTAGATGGAACTGTTAGAGCTACTGGAGTTATAACCTCTACATTAGCAGGAGGTACAGCTCCCTTTACCATTGCCAGTGCAACCCTTGTAACTAACCTCAACGCTGATCTCCTGGATGGCCAGCACGCTGCTGATATTGTTGCAGGGGCTGGAGCTGTAATGGCCGATGGCACTGTCCCACTTACAAATACGTGGGATGCTGGTGGTCATATGATTCAAGCTGATACCCTCCAGAGCGATAATCATCTTATAGTATCAGGAACTGCAAACTTTGCAGAATATATCTATCATGATGGAGATTTGGATACTTATTTTCGATTGCAAGGTGACCATGTTGAGTTATTTGTTGGTGGCTTGGAAATAATGGACTGGACAGAGGGGATGATTGATAAGATATATATGTATGCTGACCTGGATATGCAGAGTAACGGTATAGTTAATATGGATACTCTTTCTATTTCCAATGGAGGTATATCAGCTGACAAGCTTCATATAGATGATGGACAGGGGGTTGGTATAGTTGATGGGGAGATGTTACTATTTGATTCCGGTGGGCAGATAGATGTAACTAATGCAGATATGGATTTTAATAGCAATAATATAGTTGACTTAGCTGACTTAAACGGAGTGAGGTATGTGGAAGGATATACAACAGTTGATGCAGCTATAAAAGATGGAGGAGGAGCAGCTGTAGCAGGCGAGATTAGGTTGGAGCCTGATACAGAATATGCTACAACACAGACAGAACACATCCCGGCTTCCAATACAGCTCTATTCATTCCAAGAGGGACTGAATTAAGAAATACAAAGAGCGCGGCTACAAATAAGTCAGTCATTTCTTTGAGTAGTGTGGAGAATGTCCTTATATATGGAGGCGGTACTATTGATGGAGGTGGAGCTGATAATGCTAACTACGACCAGTCCGATCATGGAATAAAGATACTCAATTCTGATACTGTCACAGTAAGAGATGTTAGAGTTGATAGTGCGGCTGGAGATCAGATTAATATAGTTGGATCAAGGGATGTTCTTATAGATGGAGTTACTCTTAGAACTATTCAATTCAACTCTTCTCCCCTGAGAGGAAGAGCATGTATAAGTGTTGTGTCTGGTGGAGACTACGGAGCGGATCAGTATGTGAGGAGGCTCAAGATAACGAATAGTACCTTCTCCGGTTCATGTAGTCCTGGGATGGTTGTTATAGAACCTCCAGGTGCTACAGGTGGGAATCCCTCTGGTGAGGTTTATGATGTGGAGATTAGTAATTGTATATTTGAGGGAACTGACTCACTCTATGTAGGGTTGTTAATAACGGGGGCTGATACTACCAAGGTAAGAAGGGTGCTTGTTAGCAACTGTACATTCAGGGATTTCAATAATGGGATTCACATCTATGAAAATGGCTCTACTTGTAGAATAGAAAACATTGTTATTGACAACTGTATGATATACAACTGCAACAGAGGAATCAGAATAGGTAGTTCTAGAAATGTTACTATTAGCAACTGTGAGATATATAACTGTAAAAATCTTACTTCTGCAAGTCTCAACTATGGTATTGTCATAGACGATAGTGCAAAAGCTGTTACAATTGTAGATAATGTTATTTATAGTAATGAGGAGGGAGGGATATATTGTGCTACAGGTGAGGACAATCACCATATAGAGGGGAATGTCATCTACGACAACACAGGACACGCTATTTACTTCAATGGGTCAAGCGGGAATGAAATAGCTTATTCTAGTTTTATAGGAAACAAGATATACAATAATACAGGTACAACTGATGGAATAGTTCTTGATTATTGTGATGATGCTTTTGTTGTAGGAAACTATTTGGTGAGCAATGGGAGGTATGGACTATATCTTACCAATTGTGATAGAGTGTTTTCTGCTAACAATTATCTGGATGGCAACGGGACTTCTGATAGGATTACAGAGAGTAGCTGTTCACTAACAAGATATGGGATAAATCAGGAGGCGGATTCTGTTAATATAGGTTACAATAATCTTGGATTACTCGATCTCAGTGGAAATACTATTACTCATGGCGGAAGTTATTTTCATGATAAGAGCCCTGCTGCAGACTTTTATGTGGATCAGAAGGATCAGGATAAGGATATTTATATTAGGATAAATGATGGTGGGGCTATGACGAACTCTATTTTGATAGATGGATCTAATAATAATATGAGTCTGTCTGCCGGTCTGCTGTATGTTGATAAGGTGAATACGAGGGTAGGTATTAACGACGCTACTCCATCGTACACTCTCGATGTAAATGGGACTATCAGATGTACTGGGAAGCTTACAGCTAGCAGTGTCGATCCTTCCTTTGTTTCATATAGTCCTGAAACCAGGAGGGATGTAATACACAGATGGGTTCCAGAGGTAGAAGCCAGTCAGGAAGTAATGATGTTCTGGAATACGGATACACAGCAATTCGAATACTACCACTTGAAGAAGAGAGCTTTCTACAGTATGATAGGTAAGCTATTGGAGGAACGATGAACTTCCAATCAGAAGGCAAGAAAAACTCTGATCAGATAGGTAAAGAAGCTGACTATGATTATAACTATCCGGCCGGTATGAATCTCAAACCTGGCTCAGAGATTCACAACAATATCAGGGACAGGCTCCTCAAAATGGCACAGGACAGCTATAGTGCTATGGAGTGTAGGGTAGGTGCATGGCAGGAGATGGACAGAACCCTTACAGCCTACATAGATCTGGACGATGAGGAGAAGGAGATCAAGAGCCAGGATCCGAGGAGACCTGTTACTATAGTTGTCCCTATCACTTATGCTACAATGGAAACTCTCCTAACCTACCAGGTAGCTGCCTTTCTCGAGGATCCTATCTTCAGATATGAAGGCACTGGGCCAGAGGATACAATAGGGGCCATTCTTCTGGAGAGGAATATCGAGCTCCAGGTGAGGAGAATGAAAACTGCCTTGAATCTCCATACAATGTGGAGAGATGCACTTGCCTATGGCTTTGGAGTTGTAGCAGCGGACTGGGAGAAGGTGAAGGGATTCAAGACGGTTGAGAAGAATACAGGGTTTGTGTCTGAGGTGTTTAATAGATTCATCCCTGGTAGGACAGTCCAGAATAGGGAGATGAAAACTTTGTACGAAGGGAATATCCTTTATAATATTGATCCCTATAATTATCTTCCAGATCCTAATACCTCTCTGGAGAATATACAGAGGAGTGAGTATCAGGGTTGGATGGATAGGACGAATAGGATAACCCTTCTCTCGGATGAGAATGATGTTGATAGTATCCTGTTCAATGTAAGATATCTGGTACATAGTGGAGATAACAGATCGAAGAACTTCCGGACAGCTACCGAGACAGGTAGGTGGGATAAGACCGGATGGACAGATGATACTCCGAGAGAGACAGGGAACATTGTCGATGTTCTTCACATGTATGTCAACCTGGTTCCCAGCGAGTGGGGATTAGGGGATGGGGACTATCCTGAGAAGTGGTACTTTGCACTGGCTGGAGATGCTGTTCTGATAGCTGCCCAGCCAACTGGGTTGGATCACAACAGGTTCCCGCTTGCTGTGGACTGTCCTAACTATGATGGCCACTCGATAGTCCCAATCGGTGTCCTGGAGGTGATGCATGGGTTGCAGGGGACAGCTGACTGGTTGTATAGGACACATGTGGCTAATGTGAGGAAGGCCATCAACGATATGCTTATTGTTGATCCTTACCTTGTGAACTACAACGACCTGAAAACTCCAGAACCAGGGAAGCTTGTGAGAATGAGAAGGGCAGCCTGGGGAAGAGGTGTGAAGGAGGCAGTGCAACAGCTGGCCATTACTGACATAACTGCACAGAATATCCCTGATATATCCTTCATAAAGCAACTGAGTGAGGAGGTAACTGGGGCAGTGGATCAGCTGAAGGGGATAAGGAGAAGGACATCTGAGAGGGTGAGTGCAACTGAGGCACAGCAGGTACACTCTTCTGCCCTATCCCGCTTGGAGAAATATGCCAGACTGAGTAGTATCCAGAGTCACTTTGATCTGGCCTATCTATTCGCAGCTCATACAAAGCAGTTGATGAGTGAAGAGGTTTATGTGAATATGATAGGTAGACTGAGTGAGGAACTATTTGCAGAATACGGAACTGACCAGACCAGGGTGAAGGTTAGCCCAAAGGATATAGATATCGATGTAGATGTCATGCCTCACGATGGGAGTATCCCTGGCAGCTCCGATGGTCAAGCGTGGGCGAAGGTATTTGAGATCCTGGCCTCCCATCCAGTTATAAGCCAGAACTTCGATATTGTAAGGGTGTTCAAACATCTCACAAGGCAGCTAGGTGCCAGGAATGTAAACGACTTTGTGAGGAGGGACGTGAATACACGGGTATTGCCGGAGGAGACAGTGCAGGAGGAGGAGAGGAAAGGTAATCTTGTACCAATAGGAGGTCTACAATGAACATAAGCTCAGCTGAAATCAAACAGTTTAAACAACACAGAGTATGGGTGGAGTTTATAGCAGTTATCGACGAGAGAATTGCTATGGTTGTGAATCAGCTTAAGAAGGCCCCTCCACAGACTATGAGGAAACTGGATGATAGCGGGGATGTGATAGTTCACCTTGGGGTGGAACCCCTGCAGGCTGAGATAGATACCCTTGAGAATGTTAAGTTAATCATAGATAGGTTGGAAATTGAAGCTACTGAGGAGGAAGAAGAAAATGAACAAGAAGATTGACAAGGGAAAGGGTGAAGAGGAAGAAGAAGAGATTCTGGATGAACTAGAAGAAATCTTTGGCGAGCCTGAGGTGAAGAAGGAGGAGAGAGAGGATAAGCCGGAACCTACAAAGAAGAAGGAGGTGAAGGGAAAAAAGGAAGAGAAACCTAAGAAGGAAGAGCCTGAGGAGGAAGAGGAAGAGGAGGAGGAAGAAGAAGAGGAAACTGTGGATGAGGTGGAGGAGATCAGGCAGAGGATGAACAGGATGGCAGAGCTTATGTCCGGTGAGGGCCAGCTGGCTGCCAAGGAGGATGAAGAGGAAGGTGGAAAGGAGAAGGCGAAGAAGACTGACGATCAGAAAAAGGAAGAGATCATAGAGGAGTTCCTTGGCAAGGATGTGGAGGAGGTAACTCCTGACGCCCTGAACAAGGCCCTTTCTGGTCTATCTTCCAAACTCAAGCAGGACATCCTCAGGGCAATCTCTGAGGTTATCGTCCCAAGAGTTAACAACACGGTCAGTCTTCAGCTTGGCATACAAGAGTTCTATAAAGCCAATGAGGATCTTATCCCATACAAATCCTATGTCGGGTTTGTGGCGAAAAGGTTGATGGGAGAGAATCCTGATTGGGATATTACCAAACTGGTAACAGAGCTTGGAAAGGAGGTACGTAAGGATCTGAGAATAAAGGGCGGTGTGGGAGAGAAGGGTGAGGAAGGCCCTTCAAATAGGCATGCTTTCGCTCGGAAGAGAGGGGATGTGAGGAATACAAGACAGAAGAGTGCTCTCCGAGCTGAGCTGGACGAGTTAAGTAGATCAAGATAACAGGAGACCCGCTATGTCAACGCAAGCGAAGAACGACATTGAGGTGGGTGTTGCTGAAAGACTGCGGACTGTGTTTCATACAGGTGCAGGAAGTACCGACAACGTCGAGTTGTGGGAGCGCACCTGGATCTGCAACATGGCCAGCGGGACGAGCACACTCTACCTCCCGTACGTCGCCTTGGCGAAGGGCCTCAGGTTCACGTTCCTTGTTCGAACTGGATCGAACATCCTGACCATCGCTGACAGAGATGATAGCGAGGGTTGGACTGACGTGACCATTGAGGATGCCGGCGATACCCTGACTGTTGAGTCTGATGGGACTCAGTGGATTCTCGTAGAGTCCTATGAGGCTGACTAATCAAAGGAGGTAGGCCATGAGTTTTCTCAGCAATCATTTCCTCCATCATGGGATTATTCTCGATGGTGTAGGGAATATGAAGCTGAAAGGTTTCCTCCAAGCTCAGGGTGGAGTTGGCGGACCTATCGGCGTCGGCGATGTATACTACCTGGATCCTACTAACGGAAGTGATAGTAGATCAGGACGAACTCCTGCAAAGGCATTTCAGACCCTGGCAGCTGCCGAGGATGCTCTGACAGCCAACCAGAATGACATCCTGTTCTACATCCCTGGTAGTTCTTCTCTCAGTATTTCCTCCGCGCTTACTTGGGACAAGGACTATACACACTTCGTCGGACTATGTGCTCCAACAAACGTAGGCCAGAGGGCCAGGATTTTCAACAGCGGAAACCTAGCTAGCTTGATTACAATTTCAGCAAGCGGCTGTTCCTTCCAGAACTTCTACATCTTCCAGGGTGGCGCGACAGCTGCGTCAGGGAATGTAGTTGTTACTGGCGACAGGAACTTCTTCAACAACGTTCACTTTGCAGGGATTGGACATGCCACTCCGGCCGGAAATGCTAATGCGTATTCGCTGAAGCTGACCGGAGCAGCGGAGAATGTGTTCAAGAACTGCACAATCGGTATTGATACTATCAAGAGAACGGCTGCGAACAATCATCTGGTCGTTGACACTGATTCCAAGAGGAACACTTTCGATGGCTGTATGTTCCTATCCTGGGCCGAGACCAATACCTATACACTGGTAAAGATCTCGGGTGGAAACGACAGATGGACGCGCTTCCATGACTGTCTGTTCTACAACTTCTGGACAAATCATGGTGATAATCTCTTGGAAGCTTTCGATGCCACTATTACCACAACTCATGATGTTCTGATAACCGGTAACTCCGCATTGGTAGGGATCTTGGAATGGGAGGCAGGGGACATTGCTGGCACCTGGATCAGCTCGCCTGCACCTGCAGCTGCTACCAGTGGAATAGCCGTGAAACCTGCAACATAATAAGCGGAGGTAATTATGGCGACGCCTTTTTTCGGAATGCGTGGCACTGGCGATTGGGTCACAAACGAGGATCCGCAGAACTGGAGACAGAAGATCCTCGAGTTGTATCCCAATGGTCATGCCCCTTTGGTGGCCATCACCAGCATGACCGGCAGAGGAGAGTCAATCAAGAGTACTCAGCACAACTGGTGGACGAGGACAATGTCCACGCAGGCCGGAGCGGTCACAAGCGTGTATATTGACTCGGCACTGGGAACTGAGTATGTTTATGCCTCTCATGCCGCGACCTTTGGAGCAGCCGGCGGAGTTGTCTATGCGAAAGTTGCAGAGGCAACAGCTGATATGTTCCGTGAAGGTCATCAGGTCCTGCTGAGAGATAGCGACCAATACACTGTCGATGTTGTCGGGAAGTGTGTGGATGTCGTCCTGAACGGGGCGAGTTCTTATATTGCCGTGAAGCTGATCGAGGCTGACGACAATGGAGGAGCCACATACAACCTGGCGACTGTTGACAGGATCCTGGTGGTTGGCAATGTGAACTCTCAGGGAGCTACCCGTCCAGAAGCCATCACGTATGATCCGGCTCAGGTGTACAATCTCACTCAGATCTGGCGTACCCCGAACGACCTGACCAGAACTGCGATGTATACTGAGCTGAGATCGAGGGACGCCTACCTCGATACCAAGCAGCAGTCTCTCCTGTATCATGGTATTGAGATGGAGAAGTCTCTGATCTGGGGCGTGAGAAGTGCTGGCACCGGAGCAAACGGGAAGCCTGAGAACACTATCATGGGTATTGTGCAGTTCATCAATACCTATGCCAGTGCCAACTGCGATTCCTTCAAGACCAACACTACCTATTCCGGTCAGACCTGGCTGGAAGGTGGAAAGACCTGGTTGGATTCCATGATGAAAGCGATCTTCTCTCAGGGAAGGGGATCTCTCGGTGGAGATGCTATTGTCTTCTGTGGAGCTGGAGCGATGCTCGGAATCCAGCGGCTGGTCGAATCCAGCGCTATGTACCAGATCAAGGAAGGTGAAGCTGGCTATGGGATCTCTGTCCAGAGGTTCCATAATGTCTTTGGGACTTTCAGTCTCAAGATTCACCCCTTGTTCAGCTGGGAAACCACCAATGACTATTCGATGCTGGTTATCCCTCCGGCCCACATCAAGTGGCTGCCCCTGCAAAAGTCCGACACCCACTACAAGAAGGATACCTCTTGGAAAGAGGGTGGAGGAACTGGCAAGGACGGTCTCGAGGAAGAGTGGCTGACTGAGGGTACGTATGAGTTCCAGCTCGATGGCCCTTGGGGGTATCTGAATGGCGTTGGCGAGGATAACGCTGTGTGATGTAAGGGGGAGGGTTTCCTCCCCCTTATATTTTCAAATTTTGAAATCATAAGGAGAAAGAAATGGATACTTGGACGATTCAAGAACTTGCTGAGGTCCTGGGAATTGTGGATACAAAGGGAGAGATAAAGAGTAAGGAGAAGAAGGAACTGGGGCCTAAGCAGATCGTGCTGTGGAAGACGGAGAGGATCTATGCTATTCAGGCAAGATTCGAGAGACACGGCTTCATGGTAGATGTGAATGAAAGCAAGCCTTATCCCAAGAGGACACATGCTGATAGGGATGAGAGGATCTATGTGGAGGGAATCAGCAAGCCTGCCCCTCCCAAGGCTGCAACGACTACCAAGAAAGCTACCACCAAGAAGAGTACCCCTGTGGAGACTAAGAAATGACAGCCAATCAGGTAAGAGATCTGTTCGCCGAATCGAGCGGGAGGTTAGATCTCCTGGACGGGACAGGAACAGTCAATGACCTATTCTTCTTGAACGCCGGAGCCAGATACCTTGATGTGAAGTGGCCTCAGAAGGAAAGCAAGAGATGGTATAAGTATGATATAGCAATAAATGCATACCAGCTTGAGATTTCCAATCTGAGGAATGTCCTAGAAGTCTGGGTAGTTGGGCTGAGTGAGGATGGATACCAGCTTGTGAGGAAGGATCTAGGGTGGCTGAAGGAGAACTATCCCGATCAGAACATTTCTGATATTGATACAGGAGATCCCAAGTACTTCACAGAGAGTCTTCTTAGGTTGAGTCCTCAGCAGAAGGCCTTGACTAGCAGTGACTATACGGATGAGTTCTCCTACCATCCCTACGACGTTCTGTTTGATACTACCTACGCAAAGCGGGGTATCTACTTCATGCCTCCGGCTGATGCTACCTTTACAATGGAGGTATTGGGAGAGTTCTATTCAGAGTCTCTTACAGAGGACGATGATCTGAACTATTGGACTGTTCATTATCCTGAGGTACTCGTGCAGGCAGCTGTGCTCTGTCTGGAGAGGTTCTATAGGAACTTTGAAGGATATAGAGTACAGGTAGAAGTAATCAACGACATGATGAAGGGAGTCACTGACGATATTATCCAGCAGTCGGTAACAGGCGGCTCCAGGATGGAGGGCTGATATGAGGATCAGGAAACAGATGGTGAAGGAGTTTGAG